GATTGTCTATAAGTTGAGGCGAAGGAAAGGGGAAGAAGGGATCGACAACCACGGGATTCGGGTAGTTATGATGTGGCTTATTGCCAATATCGACTATCTGAAAGAAAGATACTTGGAAGAAGGATACGGTAAACGCCATCGGAAAATAACAGCCGGTTGGTATCCAAGTATAGATGATTGAATATTGTGAGATACGCTAGTTGGTAAGCGGCGAAGCTGTTAACTTCGTGCAATCCGTCTTGAACGGTACGCAGGTTCGACCCCTGCTCTCACAGCTTTCTATTCCCGAACGGGAATAGAACGATCCCGAACGGGAATAATTTGATGTTTTTGGCAACAGAATAGTCAAATTATTCCCGAACGGGAATGAAACGGGGTGTGGGCTAAAGGTGAGCCGCCTGATTTGGGATCAGGACATCGAGTGAGTTCGATTCTCACCGCCCCGACTTGGTTTGTTCTTTGACAATTTGGTGGCAAAAAATGGGGTCGTGGTGAAACGGGATCACGTCTGCTTTGCAAGCAGAAATTAAGGGTTCGATTCCCTTCGGCTCCACTAATTGCGGCATATGTTGTAGTGGTTTCTGCAAGCCGTCCTGATAAGACGGAAGTTCTGGTTCGATTCCAGGTATGCCGACTGAAAGAATGGGGTAGCCTACGGGTAGGCGTTGTCACTTGCAATGACGACTAAGGGGTTCGACTCCCCTCTGCTCCACTGAATATAGGTGTGTGGTGTAGCGGTAGCACGCTGATCTCCAAAATCATCGGTGAGGGTTCGACTCCTTCCACACCTGCTTAGATTCCCTTGTAGCTCAATTGGTAGAGCGCCAAGCTGTTAACTTGGATGTTCTAGGTTCGAGTCCTAGCGAGGGAGTAGGTTCGAGTCAAAAAATAAGCTCGAACCTTACTATTATAAGGCATGGAGGAATCTATGCCTTATAAAGATAAAGAAACACAGTTGAATTCACAATCGAATCATTATCAAAACAACAAAGATCAGTATCGTGAGCGAGATCGAAAAAGAAAAGCCACAATACAACTTTGGTTGTTAGAGTATAAAAATGGTTTGGAGTGCATCAAATGTGGAGAAAGTCATCCGGCTGCATTGACGTTTCATCATCGTGATCCTTCAATGAAAACATTGAACATTTCCACAATGGTCAGTAACCGGGCGACTAAAGAAAAGATACTAGAGGAAATTGAGAAATGCGATTTGCTTTGTGCAAGCTGTCACTCAAAAGTGCATTTTGCAGAAAGTTCACCGTGGGCCGATATGTTTCCTGTAGTGTGGTAATTATTGCCGGGTATTCGGTGTTGGTATCCGTTCTCTGCCTTTGAAGCAGAAGGTCGGTGGTTCGATTCCACCCCCGGCAGCTAGAGAGTGTAGTGTGAATAGCCGCAGAGGTAAATTCACAAAAGTTGAAGGAAGTGCAAAGCTAAAACTGCAAGTAACAGTTGCAAAAGCTATAAAAACCGTGAGCGGCTGTAAGGGCCGACAGGCTTGGAGACAATAACTTTGCATGGAGATCAATGAGTAGTGTTTCGAGATAAGCGGTAGGCAGCACAGAGGCTATAGCATTTGCAACCGGAGCCTCCAGTTTAGGTTCGAGTCCTAACGCTCTCATTTGTTAGTTACGGTTCCGTGGTGTAGTGGTACTGCATACCTCCCTGTCACGGAGAAGGTACGAGTTCGATCCTCGTCGGAACCGCTGTGATTGAAGCCAAACGGTGCGGCGTCTCTTTGTGAAAGAGATAATAGTGGGTTCGACTCCCATCAATCACCCTGTTAGTTTTACGGGCGTGGAGTTCGGTTGGTAGAACATTCCCCTGTCACGGGAAAGGCTGCGGGTTCAACTCCCGTCACGCTCGCTTTGAAAATTGAACCCGTGCTAAATTGTCCTCAAGGTGTTACGGAAGCATCCGATCTTGGTAAGATCGTGGCGAAGGTTCAACTCCTTCTGGGGACTTATGTTCATCAGGTCCGCTAACTTGGTGAACAGAAAGGTTGCGGCGAGTTTAGCGGCTCGTTTGAGGTTGTGTTCGTCTAGTGGTCTAGGATGCCGTCGTTGAAGACGGAGACATGGGTTCAAATCCCATACACAATCTCGCAACTGAATTTTATGGCCGTGGAAACGAAAGCTCCGTGGTGGGGCATCAGACTGCAAATCTGACGTTAAGAGGTTCGACTCCTCCTGCGGCCTCTGAATATGGCCCATCCTGCGGATCAGGTGTTGAGTTTACGAAACTTGATTACGAAGGTTCGACTCCTTCATGGGCTACTATGGGCGTTTGGTGAAATGGTATCACGCTTGGCTTACATCCAATAGTCAGAAGTTCGATTCTTCTAATGCCTACTAAAAAGAATTACATTGTGATGAATTTTCGATGCCAGAGCATATAATATGTTATGGAAAAAAAATACATCATAATGTCCGGTCAGAAACGTGCAGCGATTGAGTTAACTTGTGAATTTTGTAAAGAGTTATTTTTGACTCGACAAGGTGGTAAGTTAAAGCGATTTTGTAGTTCTGATTGTTGGAATAAAGCAAAAGTAAATAATGCCCAAGTTGAAGTGACTTGTGCGTTTTGCAGCAAGACTTTCTTGAAAAAGAAATCTTTGCTCAAAAATTCCAAAAGTGGATTGAGATTTTGCAATGCGACCTGCAAATGCAATGCTCAGAAATTAGGAGGCATAACTGAAATTATGCCTTTTCATTATGGCGCAGGAGACGGGAGGTATTCTTGCAGAAACATAATTCAAGAGGGTTCAGAATGCGTTGATTGCAAAGAGAATAGATTGTATTACTTGGTTATTCATCATGTCGATGGCGATAGGAGCAATAATGATGTAATCAATTTAGAAATAGTTTGTGCAAAATGCCATACAAAAAGACATTTGAAAAATGTTGATGGCAAATGGATTTTTTGCACAAGTGTTTTAACTCCTCGCAATATGTTGAGTTATTTATAATGGCCCATTCGTCTACTGGCTAGGACCGCTGTTTTTCAGGCAGCAGAAGACGGATCGAAACCGTCATGGGTCACTTAGTTGTTGGATAAATTAGTGTAACGGTAGCACGCTCCCGTGGAGGGAGAAGATTGGTTCGATTCCAATACTCATTTATGCCGCTTTGAGCAGAGTGGGATTGCGCCTGTCTTGTAAACAGGAATGAGTGAGTTCGATTCTCACAGGCGGCTCTGAATACTTTAACCTTTTGGAGAAATACTATGGTGTGTCTTTGGCTCGAAACTGTGCGGATTTAGACCAACAGGTAGGTTACACCTGGGGCATTACTTCTCGGTGATTCAACCGGGACAATCTGGGTGTACTGTACTGGTGGCAAACTATCATGCACCGGAGGTAAAGAATCTGGAAGTATCCGTGAACGCCTTACGGCAATACGGTGTCCAGACCATAGTGATTCAGAAGGACGTGTTCGACGCTGAGTTGTTCTTCCGACTATTGACGCTCGCTAAAATGGGCGACTTGAGCCGGATGACACAATTCAAGTCAACAGAAGAGGACGATAGGACTGGTCAATTGCTGACTTACCCTGTTCTCATGGCGCATGATGTTGCGGGTTACTCCGAAGTCATTGTGGGTCTGGACCAGAAGCAGCATTTGGAATATGCCAGAAAGCTGTTGAGAAAATACAACAGCGTATATGGCACGACACATCCGATCCCGATAGCCAATATCGTGGTGGGACGTGTCAAAGATTTGCGTGACCCGACGAAGAAGATGTCGAAGTCATCACCGCAAGGATGTTTATTCCTTGATGATACGGTTGATGATATTCAACAAAAGATTCGGAAGGCGACCGCAGATGAAGAGGGCCTGAATAACTTGAAGTTTTTGTATGGGGAGTTTGTAAGAGAAACGCCTCCAGCAAGCAATCAAGAACTGAAAGAGAAGCTGGCCGATAGTTTGGTGAAATGCTTTGCAAGCTGTAGTGGCACAGCATCCGGCTCTTAACTGGAAGGTTCAGGGTTCAAGTCCCTGGCGAAGCACTCATGCAGGTATGGCAGAACGGTTTATGCTCCTGACTCTTAATCAGGGATCGCAAGATCAACGTAGGTTCGACTCCTACTGCCTGCACTATTTACGGCGTGTTCGACTTCTGGTGAGGTCATCTGCCTTTCAAGCAGATTAGATGGGATCGAAACCCATACACGTCACTTGTTGGTGGAAGAGTTCATATACAGTTGCCCAATACTATTTGCCTTCTACGCAAATATAGGGCTACCAGGGACATATGAAGTTCAACTGAAAAACTGGAATATCGGCCACCCGAAACCAACAAAGCAGAAAAGAGATCGACAGCAAGGCTCCGTCAGCCAAAAATGATGGCGGCAGTCATGGTAATATAAACCATGACTCGAAATCGTGTATGTCGGCTACCTTTTCAAACAACGGTTAGAGGGTTTGTACTCGACGCCGTGGATTGCCAATCTTGGGTGGGCGGCATTCCGAAGGCTGGTCTTTGACAATTTGGTAGTTAAATTAAGGCCAAGAAGTGCCTGTGGTGTAAGTTGGTCGGCAGCATCGTGGAAACACGAAACACTACATTGCACGTTAATCACATTTTCCGGCAAGACCGGCTCTGTGATTAGCGTATAATGCCAATAGAGGTCGATTCCTCTCAGGCACACTTCCCGGTCCAGAAATGGATCGGATTTTGGACTTGTCGTTCGTCTAAAATACGTTTTGACGTATCTCAGGACGCCTGCACCGCCAATGCCGTTCGGCGGTTGATGATGTGATTGGTTGGGTTGGAACTTCTCAAGCCAGGAAGCGCAAGCTGAACTTGCACGACAAGTCTCTTTATGGTGGTCGTAGTGTAGTGGTCTGCACGACTGATTGTGGATCAGTAAGTGGGAGTTCGATCCTCCTCGATCACCCCTGATATTTTTCAAATCGGCCACTCTTTTAAGTCGGCATTGATCGACTACGAGATTTGGATATACTCATCTCGTCCCAAACTTCACCAGGAAAGAGAAATTATGGACTCAAAATACACTGTTGGCCAAAAGGTGCTTTTCGCCAATCAAGACGCTATCATTCGCAAGCTCGAAGAGAGCGACGGAAAATTCAAGTATTACTGCGAAGTGGGCGGCGTCCCACTGACCATGTGGATTCCCGAAGATTCTCTGGATGTTGGAAATCCATCCGGCCCGCCGTCAGTATTCTTCAATCGAAGAATGCCACACTTGTTGATTGTGGATAACTTCTACAAAGACCCGGATGATGTGCGAGCCTTTGCCCTGGAGCAAGAGTTCAAGCCGAACTTGCGAAACTACAAGGGCGAAAGAACCGATGAACGATTCCTGTGGCCGTTCCTCAAAGAAGAATTTGAGCGACTATTGGGCCGTCCGATTGTTGACTGGCTGAACCAGCCTTGCAACGGTTGTTTCCAGATTACTGGCTTCAATGATCCGTTGGTGTGGCACTCCGACTTGCAGAGTTATGCCGCTGCGGTATATTTGACGCCAGATGCCCCGGTAAGTGCTGGGACTAGCTTCTGGAAAGATACGAATCATGGAAGCCGTCGTCCACCAAATCACCCGCTTGAGTTCGACCGATTTGCTTCAGATGAAGCACGAGCTTTGGCGGCGAATGAGATTTACAGCGAATACAATATCCTTCACCCGGATAATTGGGAACTGGTTGATAAAGTTGGAGCCGTATATAACCGGCTTGCAATTTGGGATGCTCAAATGATCCATTCGGCAAGTTCCTACGAAGGCATGGTAAGTGGCGATGCTGATAAAGCCCGACTTGTCCAATTGTTCTTCTTTACCGTAAGGTGAACAAAATGTCTTTCCGGTTGAGCAAAAAAGTCTCTCTCGAAGAGGGCGACAAAATACGAGTTTCAGGTGGTCCATACTTTCTCGCTCAATCTGGAAAAAAGATCAGCATGGGCGAGCATGGAGTTGGAACATTTGCTGGAGCAGAAGAAAACGGAGAAGCGATATACGTTAAGTTTGATCGCATGTCTGCTCCAAGATTCGTCTATATTGGGCCGGAGCGTTTGTCAGAATCAACTGGTACAACGCTCCGGCCCCATAAGATTGTCAAGCTGCGAAAGAAGGTGTGACCATGTGGTATATTCTTGATGACAAAAATGAACCAATTCCAGCCGACACGTTGGTTGCAGCCCGGTTCCTGGAAGATATTAAGCGACGAATTGTCGCTTACAACGACATGCCTGACGGCAGCTTGTTGTCTACGGTGTTCTTGTGTTTAGATCACGGCATGGGTCGGTCAGACAGTCCTGTGGTTTTTGAGTCGATGTGGTTTGGTGGTCCGCATGACGGTCATCAGCGTCGGTACAAAACTTGGGACGAAGCCAAAGAAGGTCATGCCGATATGCTGGAGGCATATATGGAATATCAAAGACATAATGCGGAACAATTGGCGAAGATGTAAATTTTTGGAACTCGATCTGTATATAATGGCATAAGCTGTTATACTTTGGGAGCGAGTTCAAATGAATTATAAACAAAAATGGCGACAAAAAGCCAGACGCCTTTTGGCAGAAGCATTTGGTGGAAAGTGTGCTGTTTGCGGTTATGACAAAAGCATTGCCGCTTTGGATTATCATCATGTGAATCCAGGAGAGAAAGACCACTCCTTATACAAAGCTATGCGAAATGGATATGCTTGGTCTAAGATTGTGGAAGAAGCTAGGAAATGCGCTCTTGTGTGCTGTAGATGCCACAGAGAAATACATGCAGGCATTACAGAGCTTCCAGAAAACTATACTAGATTCAATGAAGAATATTCTGATCTCATAAAAATTAAAAAGAAAGAATTTGATAGTTGTCCAGTTTGCAACAAAATGAAAAACTTATTGAATTCTTTTTGCTCGGTTGAATGTTCTCAAAAGAATCAACAGAGGTTTTCAATAACGAAATCCGAACTTGAAAAGTTGGTAGCTGAATTTTCTTACGAAGAAATTGGTAGAAGGTTTGGCGTTAGTGGTAACGCAATAAAGAAAAGATGCAAGTCTTTTGGTATTGTTCTTGCTCCTAGAAAAATGCGGGTGTAACTCAGTGGCTAGAGTGCTGGGTTCGAGTCCCATCACCCGCTCTGATGCGACTATGGTGTAGAGGTTGTCACGCTTGTTTGCCAAGCAAGAAGACAGGGTTCGAGTCCCTGTAGTCGCTCTTTTGCAGATATGATGTAGTGGTAGCCTTCGACTTTCCCAAAGTCGCTGTGTGAGTTCGATTCTCACTATCTGCTCTGTTCGATATGCGTCTTTAGTGTAACTGTTAGAGCCGACCGACCTGAAAGGCCACCGGGCAACCGAGTTCTTCAGGCACGACAAGTGATAGCGGTTGAAGCACGTCGCCTGCGAAGGCGATAGTCTAGGTGCGAATCCTGGAAGACGCTCTTATAATGCAAGTATGGCCCATTCGTCTAATGGCAGGACGTAACCCTCTCACGGTTAAAACATGAGTTCGATTCTCATATGGGTCACTGTTGGTTGGGATTACATTCCATTATCAGGAGGAGGTCGCTGGTCCGATTCCAGCACCCGGCACTATGATTTGCGTGTACTTAGTAAATGAAGAACCAGCTTATATTGGGATGTTGTCCCTCAGCCTTAAAATGCTGCGACAGCACAACCATAATGTGTCAGTTATTGTTTACTATATCCAAGACGGCAAAAGGGATTCACGAAATATCCCACTCACTGAGATAACGAGAGCCTTGAATAAGTTACCGAACGATTATGCGTCGTTCAGTAAACTCTGCGAAGAACTCAATGTCGAAATTCGAGTTCGCAAGCCAAAACAAGAAGAAGCATATTACTCACTGCATCGTTTGCTGTTGCAGGAGATCGAAGAAGAGACAGTGCTTCTGTTAGATGGCGACACCTTTATCTTCGGCAATATTGAGGAATTTCCTACGATATATGCTGGATACGATTTTGTCGCCACACCGAATTCTTGGGGCATGGTCAACCTGGTTCCTGGTTTAGACCCCAGCTTCAAGTCGTTCAACTCCGGCGTGGTGTTGTGTCAGAACGGCATATTCAAGCGTTGGATGAATACAATCGGCGATTACTGTCAGAGATTATATGACGGTCGCCACCCACAGTCTGAATGGTTGTGGAGTGTAAGTTTAGAGTGTGCTGGCCGAGAAGAGTTAGCAGCGAGTTTGTTTGTTTTAGACAACGGTTTGAAGTACAGATACTTCGAGGATCAGCATGTGCAAATGGGGAGTTACGATGGTAACGCCCGCATATTGCACACGCTAAGTCCTAGTTGGCATTCGTTGTACAACGAATGCTTCAAACCACAACGGCGAATGCTTTTTAAGCCACGCTTAAAAAATGATGCAGATGCCAGTCGTGAAGCAGATGATGATCTTGATTATCCACCAAAGGCCGATGGCAATACCGCCAACGCCCAAGCCGAATAACCAAGTTTTGAATGATTTAAGTTTAGAAATGAACTTGTCCTTGTCCATGTGTACCTCCTTGAATACGATAAGGTATATATGCAACAATTACGATGATTTTCAGGCTCTACTACAAGGCTATTAAGAAGTGGTGTAGACAAATTCGCCAGTTGTGGGATTGTAGTAGCAAGGATGGAACCCAGTCAATGCGGCAAAATTTGCGCCGCCAAGACGTACAGGTTTAACTGTGAATGTGTTGGCGTTGATTTGATTTAACTCAGCACCAGTAGCGTTTAATATAATTGAGTTGGCGGCTTGATTGGTATAACCAGCGTAAAAGCCAATGGCCACTGCTGAAGCACCTTGTGAGGTTAATCCAGCGTTGTAACCGAGTGCCACTGCGGTATTGCCTTGACTGGTTCTGCCAGCATTGAGACCAACTGCTACACTAAAAGCACCTTGTGTGGTTTGCCCAGCAGTGTAACCAATGGCCACTGATTCGGTGCCTTGCGAGGTTAGACCAGCGTAAAAGCCAATGGCCACTGCGGATTCGCCTTGGTTTGTATTTCCAGCAACGACACCGACAGCCACTGCATTGGCACCTTGGCTGATATTTCCAGCACCACCACCAACAGCCACTCCATAAGCACCTTGATTTTGATTCCCGGCATTAACGCCAATAGCTACGGCAGCACCGGCTTGATTGGTTTCGCCAGCAACGACACCAATTGCCACTGCATTAGTTCCTTGCGTGGTTAGACCAGCATTCGCACCAATGGCCACCGCACCCGAACCTTGTGTGGTTTGCCCAGCAGTGTAACCAATGGCCACTGATTCGGTGCCTTGTGTGGTTAGACCAGCATTCGCACCAATTGCTATTTGTGTTGGCCCACTGGCTCCATTTGTGTTGGCCACTGGCCAAGTTGATGTCCGACGAATAAGGCTTCCCATAATACTCCTTTATTATTGTTTCTGATGGTAGAAATAATTACCACTTCAGTGCTTTGTCTCATGGTATTTAGTAGAGTTTAATCAAAAAACTTCGAGGCCAATCAAAGTTTGATATTGTTTCTCAATGAAGCAACATGAAGCAACATGAACAAATGCTAGTTGGGTTAGTGTTTTGCCTCATTGGTCTAATGGTATGACATTTCTTTCGTAAAGAAGTAGCGGGGGTTCAATTCCCTCATGAGGCTTTTTATATTGCTATGGTGCTGGGACACAGTTGCCCCTCATAAGGGCGACATGGTGGGTTCGATTCCCACCTTAGCAACTTGGTTCAAATGCCGACAGGATTACATTTATCGGGCGATGAGCCGAAAGGCCATCTTTCACAAAAAGTTTCTTGTCAATATTTGTTGAGCCATTATTGCCGGGTATTCGGTGTTGGTATCCGTTCTCTGCCTCTGAAGCAGAAGGTCGTAGGATTCCTCCCCCGGCAGCTTAAATAGATTCATGAAATCACAATACAATGAAGAAGAAATCATTCTGAGATATGCAGCCCAGCCTGCAAGGTTCCTGGAAATTGGCGCATATGATGGCGTATTTCTCAGCAATACTTATTGCTTATTGGAAAGAGGTTGGAAAGGCGTGATGGTTGAGCCATCTCCTGAAGCCTTTTTGAAGTTGAGAGATAATCTCAAACAATTTCAAGACAATATTCAATTGGTGAATTGTGCCATAAGTAACAAACATGGATTAACGAAATTTTTTGAATGTGACGAGTCATCGACAAATTACATAAAGTCGGTTTCAACTGTGATGCCATCGCACGTTCAATGGTGGGGTTCACAGAACTCATACCCTAAACCACGGTTTAGAGAATTTCATGTAGCAACTGTTCCTTTGATTGATGTTTTGAATCAATTTGGATATGACTTTGGCTTCGTGAATATCGACGTAGAATCGGCCAATCAAATGGTATTGAGTCAATTGCCGATTTCCAAGATGCCAACTTTGCAGTTGGTTTGCGTAGAGAAAGATCACCACAGCGACAGATATGATAAGTACCTGCCAGGGTTTGAGTTGGCTGGAGAGACGCCTGCAAACTTGATATATTCCCGCAAAAAACGTAAGCTGTTTCTGTGATTTCATACTATAAATAGCTTATGTTAAAATACCATTTTTCCATTAACATGGATTTATTCTGGCAAGACTTGGTTAGTCGAATTGTTCAATTGGGACATGATCGAGATCAAGTTGTGCATGGCTCAATGCCTGAAAAAACATTAAGTCGTTTGTCTAGCATCTTGTCGGGAAATGGATTGCAAATCGGTGGGTTCGTTGGCGTGAGTCATTGCTATTTGGCGGCATCACTGCGAGGCAAGGGTTCCATATGTACTATCGACCCTAACTTGACCCATCGGGGGATTCAGAATCCCTTTCTAGTTGCATCCAAGATGGCTTCTGAGTTCAAGTTATCGAAAAACTCAATGCTGATATGCGGATACAGTCTCGAACAGATGCGTTTATTTGCGGTTATGGGAGTAAAATTTGATTTCATCATTTTAGATGGCAATCATGACTTCCAGACGGTGATTGACGAGATCGAATGTGCCACGCCGATATTGAAATCAGGTGGATATTTGGTCTTGGATGACATTGACAATTGGGATGGTCCAAAAAAGGTTTACAACAGCGTTCCAGCAGGGTATAATCGGGTCGAACTGGATTCGAGGGCTGGACTTTTGCAGAAAATGGAGAAAATGGGGTAAATGCGTCAGAGCATCCTTTGAGAAGTGAAGAGAGTCTTGCTGTACTTTCGCAGCACTTTTTTCAAAGGAGATTCAGATGAAGATTTACCAAGTTGGACCAGACGTTCCTTACGATTTGCCTGGGGAGGACGACCAGCAGTTCGAGTGGGTAGTGTTCTGGTATGAGGACGGTGGATACGATGGTTCGGGTGAAGCAGTTGGACTGTGCAAGGATGACGGACTGCTTTACATCAAGGACTTGGGACACTGTTCTTGCTATGGGCCAATGGACGGCGGGTTGGAATCCGGCGACAAGTTAACCGTAGAGAAGTTTTTGGAAGATAAGGACGACATTCATTCCTATGATGCACGGAAGGAAATCAAGGATAAGGTGTCGGAATTGCTACCTTCGTGGAAGGCTCCGGTCTTTCTCGAAAAGTTCAACTTCCTTAACTGAAATTTTGGGACATTTTTTGTAGGTTCAAACTCTATTAGGGAATGAACCTACAAAAATGCGTCTCGTGCGGACAAGAGTTTCCTCCTGAAAGTTTTCCTGCGGCTGGCACTGTCAACGGTAAATTTTACAGGAGGCGAAAATGTCAGGCTTGTTATATTGCAGTAAAGCGTAATCGTCGTCATAAATTACAAGAGTGGCTGGAGCTATATAAGTCTAGCTGTTCTTGTGAGCAGTGCGGCGAGTCCGATTTTCGTGTGTTGGACTTCCATCATCCGAATGGCGACAAAGAATTTGAAGTTGCCAATATGGTTAATGGGTTTTCGACAGAACGAATCTTGAGTGAAATCAAGAAGTGTAAGTGTTGGTGCGTTAAGTGCCATCGCATCTTCCACTATGAAGAAAGAAACAACAGGGTGTAGCTCAGTCTGGTAGAGCGCTTGCTTTGGGAGCAAGAAGTCGCATGTTCAACTCATGTCACCCTGACTTTCGCCTAAGACAACCAGTGCTGGTCTTGGATGACGTAAAATGCTGAAATTCTGCGGGGACTGATAAGGAAAACTAAAGAAGCTGGTCGAGGCGATCTATCATGAAGTTCAAACGTCGTAAAACCGACAAGGGATTCCTGTATATCTTCTGGTGTCCAGGTTGTCTAACAAACCATACATTTGATGTGCGGGATGGCGAATGGGAATTCGATGGTGATTGGGAAAATCCAACTTTCTCACCATCATTGAATCTCATTCCTCAAGGCGGTCGATGCCACTTGTTTGTCAAGAAAGGCATCATTGAGTTCTTAGGCGATTGCAAGCATCATTTGTGCAATCAAAATGTACCAATGGTGGAATTGCCTGAATAATGGGGTCGTAGCTCAGTTGGGAGAGCGTTTCGCTGGCAGCGAAGAGGTCAGGGGTTCAACTCCCCTCGGCTCCACTACCTCTGGTTGTTTTACGACCGGAAGGCTGAATCAACAGTGTATCGGTCGTATTACGACTGATGGGGTTTCGGATCAGACCGGCTTTGGATTAAGCTAACCCGCAGGGCGTAGCCTCGTGCAACATCTGTCCCGGCAAAACCGTTCTTCGGGTGCCTAGCGAGGGCTGTAGTGAGTGTCAGTCACCCACCCTGGGGAATCAACGAGTTGTTCCGAATTTTTATGGTCGATTGGTGAAACGGTATCACGCTACTTTGACGTAGTAGACTCAGAAGTTCGACTCTTCTATCGACCACTATCTTGAACACGACATGGCTACTCACAATTCCAGCATTCATCGTCTTCTGTGCCGGTGCTTATTGCACATATACTAAAGGCATCCGGGAGTCGTGGGTGTATTTGCCTGCCTATATTGGCCTGTCGCTCATTTCTTCGTTTATTTGGGTTGTCGTCGCTCGCCGACTTGACACGACAAATAACCTTCTCTTGTTCTCTTTGGTTTGGGATGTATTGATGGTCTTGGCGTATTACGCTGGACCTCTCATCTTCAAAGGCGAGAACCTAAGCTGGCAGGCTTATGCCGCCGCCGCCCTAACCGTAACCGGCATATGTTGGTTCAAAATCGCCACGGGCGATTAGTTTGTAATTGTCACCATCAAAGGATTCTGGTATGAATACCGCTGACAAATGCGAAGCCGTCATTCGACGTATCGTTGAACTGGCGAATGCAGGGAAGCCTGTTACATTTGAAGAAGATTGGGGAGGCAATTCGTTGACCATTAACGTGGGGTCAGGACACACCCATGTCGGTTACGACGATGCTCCATTTGATCTTCTTGTCGATAATCTCTACAATACGCTTCACGGCGGTCCAGGTTTGTCTTGGGCCGGTCCTGGCCCTGACGATGAAGCTAATCCAAATCCCGGCCAAGTAGTTTCTTAGGTGACAAAATGCTTCCTGGCAATATTGATATTCAAAGAATGATCCGCAGGGAAGCGGCAAAAGGAATGGCGGTAGCCGAGTTGGAATATCTCGGTCTGTCTATGCGAGTCATCAATACACTCGAAGAGAAGGTCGGCATTGTCTATATCAAACAATTGATCGACAAAACCGAACAAGAGCTTCTCGATATTAAGCAACTCGGATCAGGCGCAGTAAAACAAATCATTGCGGCTTTGAAACGATTTCCAGAGCTTGAAAGCGAGCGGAAGCGTTGGCATACTGGCTCGGAACGAACTGAGTATTACAAGACCCGAATCAATATAAGTGCCATTTTTGCGTGAAGGGCAAATCATGAAGTTATACTTGACCGTTGGTGGCGAAATCTGTGCTGGTCAAGAAAACGATGAGTCACACGAAGACGAACACATTGAGTGGAGACTGCGTGAATGCAGGAACACTCGTGACTTTCGAGTGGCGGTATGGTATCAAGAACAAATAGAGATTGATTTTTCAGCTAATGTCGGCTCTACTGTGTGGGTCGTTTATGTTCGTTATGGAACCGGAGACAGCTTCGGCCACACAAACGGTATTCTTGGCGTTTACGAACACCAGGGTCAGGCTGAAAAAGTCAAGCAGTCTGTGTATGACGACACTTACGAAAATTACAAATTTTGGCAAGGTTACTTTGAAAACTTTGAATCATGCGAAGTAGAAAGCATGGTTGTTCAAGGCAACCCTTTGTGGGACGTAGTTAAGCTGGATCGCTAACATGGCAGTCAATCTTGGTCCCCTTGGTCCCCTTGGTCCCCTCGGTCCCTCTGGCCATCCAGGTTTACTTGGTCCTGTTGGAGTTGATCCAAGTTGGTATCAACCTTGCGGTGGGGCCGAAGATGGCGGTTTCACAATTCGCATTTGCCCGCCGCTGAAGGGAAAGAAGTTTTGTCTGCGAACTCGCAATCATCGAGTTGGCAATAAAACATTTCAATGTCACAAAGAAGTCGTTGACAATAAGTGGCAAGGCGAATGTGCCATTTGCGATCAATACAATGCCTTTTGGCTGCTGTTTTACGGGGGCTGGTATCAAGAACAAATCTTGTCACTAACTCGCCAGCCTCGTTTTTTTCCAGGCAGCATTGAAGACTTCAGGCGTGAAGTCAATATGATTAAGCCTAACGAGCGATATTACTTCAACATTATCGTTCGTGACGAAGAAGAACGTGGCGTTGTTAAATGGTCCTGTGGCAAGACCATATATACCAAAATCCTTGAAGGCATTGTGGGAAACGAAAGTAACCCAAATGTGCCTCGGCTTGGTGATATAACCGATCCTAAAAAGGGATATGATCTGCATATCCGAAAGATTGTAAAGAATGGCGGTGGCTCTCACGGGTGGCCCGATTATTCTGCTTCTCAGTTCTTGCCATCTACTCCGCTGGGCAAACCTAAACAAATCAAATTGTGGTTATCGCAATTGCATGATTTGTCTGCTTTGCGTATATTGTCTTCTAAGGAGAGCATGGAATCTGCTCTCGAAGACGTGTTTGGGTATCTCGGTGCTGTGAACCCAAAACAAAAATATCGCTCTCTGACTGACCCATTTGAACCAGCGTGGTAATAGATAACATATGCTCCCTAGCAAGCTAAAACTCTTTTTTGATGGGTCATGCGAGCCAAAGAACCCCGGTGGAATAGCTGGGTATGGATGGCGTCTAGTTGACATGGATGGCAACGAGGTCGGGACAGACCGTGGTGAGGTCTGCCGGGGTCCGGGAGCAACAAACAATATCGCAGAATGGGCAGGCGTAACGAATGGATTGCGTTACCTAAAAGAAAAAGAATGGCAAGGCACGCTGGAAATATTCGGCGACTCTCAACTTGTCATTCGACAATTACTTGGTGAATACAAGGTTCGCAAAGATACCTTAATCCCTTATCACCAAGAGTGCATGGGTCTTTTGAAAGACCTTCAGTGGAAGGCAACCTGGATTCCACGGGAACAAAACGAAGAATGCGACAGACTTTCTAAACATGGAGATTGATCGAGCTATATCCTTCCCATATAATTTGATATTCCAGCTTCAAATATGGGGAGATCAATATGCAGGTCAATTATCGTGTTTCAGCATCGGGCTATCCTGTTTACCATGTTCAAATGAAAGATGCCTCGGTCTGCGAGGCACATATCGTGTCTAACTGTGGGTCTTCCCACGAAGATGCTGATTCTTGGGGCGTGGCACACTTCCTTGAGCATATGTGCTTCCAAGGAACTCCCACCAAGAATAAACACCAAGTAAGCCGTGAACAGTCCTTGATTGGTTCGTACAACGCATACACCAATCACTTCAATACTGTTTATCACTTTGATGCACTTAACGAAGACTTTGAGAAGGGATTTGGTCTTCTCAAAGAGTCCGTTTTTGATGCTTGTTTTCCTGAAAAGGAATTCGAGAAGGAAAAGAGCGTTATTGTCGAAGAGTGGAGGATGTATGACAATTATCCATCTGAACACTTTTCTAATTATGTGATTTCAAAATGCTTTGGTGCCGATGAAGGCCACCCAATCATTGGCACAGTAGAATCTATTCGGGGAATGAATCCCGAAAAGCTGCATAGATTCAGAAATAAGTGGTACGGCAAAAACAATATCTTTGTTGTTATTGTCGGTAACTTGGATTTTGAAAAGGTGATGGAAGTCGTTGACAAAACACTCCCGCCAGCACCAGAAGTAGAAACCAGCCCTGTATGTTTGAACGGCTTCTTTGCAGATCAACCGAAGTACAACTTTGAAACTGATCGTTTTGAACAAGCTGTGTTTGGCATGGTTCGTAAGTGGTCATCCCCAAAAGAGGTTTACAAGAACCGCTATATTGCGAGCTTTTTTTCCTCTGCTTTGTCCAATTATATGCACGAGTATATTCGAGACGACCTTGGCTTGTGCTATGGTGTCTGGAGCAGTCGCTTCCGTCACTTTGACAATTCCAATTTGATGATCTCGATGCTCACCAATAATGGATATTTGGAGAAGGCCGAAACTGAACTTGCGAATTTGTTTGCCAAGATTAAATCAGAAGGCTTTCCGAATGAAGTCTTTGAGATCGCCAAAAAGAGTTTGACTTATAATCAAGTCAAAACGCTTGATAACGTCGGCGGCATCGCTGGTTCGGTGGTCAATGGCGTACTCAGTTCAGTTGATAAGGATTGGTTCCTGACCGAAGGACAAAAGGGCATGGACCCTGTTTGGCTCAAGTCTGTGGCCGCACAACTGACCCAGGAAGACCTGAAGGAATTTGCTAACACTTGGCTCGGCGACTTCACCAAGTTCGCTATGGTTTCGACCAAGAAGTAAATGCTTTACAGGCTAGTTGATTTGTGGTACTATCAGATGTAAGGAACGGAGATACCATGAAGTACGTCGAAGCATTCTCACTGGAACACCCGGCTCAATATCGAGGCGGGCCTCTAGGCAATATTGTCCCAGGAGAAAACAGTTTGTTCCTGGGCGGTGGCATCACGGGCTGCTTTGATTGGCAGGCCGAAATGTGTCGCCTATTGAAAGATGTGGACGACCTCGTGGTACTCAATCCTCGGCGTAAGAACTGGCCGATGAATGATCCTAATGATCCTAACGACCCTAACGACCCTAACGACCCTAACGACCCTAACGCCACTGACAAGCAGATCAGGTGGGAATACGAACATCTTCAGACGGCGAACATGATTATGTTCTGGTTCGCCCCTGAGACGCTGTGTCCCATCACTCTGTTTGAATATGGCAAGTGGTTGGTTCGCAACAAGCCACTGTTCGTCGGTTGTGATCCGCAATACAAGCGGCTTCTCGACGTGCAGGTTCAGACTGCTCTGGAGCGACCTTTCCAGAAAGTCTATACGAGTCTTGAAGAAGTGGCAGATAGCATTCTGCTGCATCTCGACAGATACACGGAGACTGAGTGACCATGCTAGTTACGACTATTGAAGCGGTCTTCAATCCACAACTATGGCAAGAGTTGTGGCGTGAAGTCATGAAGGACGAAGTGCCGGGTTCAAAAGCCTACCTCAAGGCTGAATACTATATGGGGCAAGCAATTGCTTTATATGGAGCCGAAACGCTCATTAAGGAACACAATGAGCGAGAAAAGATTTTCGATAAGCCTTTTGAACTTCTTGGTAAATAGATAAGATATGTCTCGGCCTGCGGATCAGGCGTTGGGCCTCCGAAGCCCGAATGAAAAAGGTTCAACTCCTTTCCGGGATACTTTTGCCCCAGCCGTCGAACGGTGCCAGCACTTCTAAGGCAGGCTTAGTAGGTTTAACTCCTACCTGGGGTACTTGGTTGACCCATTTTAAGAAGCGGAATGCGCATAATGGCTGTTGCCCCTGATTTCCAATCAGGTCTGAATGGGTTCGATTCCCATATTCCGCACTATGCGGGTGTAACTCAATGGTAGAGTACCTGCCTTCCAAGCAGGTTGTTGTGGGTTCGAGTCCCATCGCCCGCTCTTAGCTAGTTGTCCAAAAACTCCGGCACGTCAACCGTGTGCGGCACCGGACTGAAAGAATCTCTCCAATGGACAGAATCTTCTAGTCCTTTGTCACGCAAAGCGTTAGCCAATTCAATTTCTGTTTTGGTTCTGGATGTTTCTGTTCTCCAAATAACTGCTGAGTAGTCGCCACTCCCATTGGAATTACGAAGGATCATGTCTGGAATTTGGCTTGGGCTGACTTTAATCTCGCCAAATTTTGTTTTCACAAAACAATCATGATCTCTTATGATGATTTTGGTTGGAGTTCCGAGTTCCGATGTCATATTGTTCTGGTTGGTGCCTATAATGGAATTCGCTCCACCAAGAACTGCGTTGACACCAAGTCCTGTTCCAATTGTTCTTGCCATATATGGGAACAAACTTCCCCAAGGGATTCCAGACCCTAACAATAAACCAATGGCCGCAGCACCGAGAGCGCCATACTTCAACATTGTTTTGTTTTTGTCCCACCATTTTCTGGCCCAAGATTTTTCTTTTGGAGGAACTGTTGGGACTTGGATGCTTTTAGGCATTGGAGGGACTTGTGTGGCGACTTGGCGATTCACAACTTTGTCATCTAAAGCGTTTTGCTCTGCTTCCACCAAGCATCTGATTCCAATTTCTATATTGCGTCTATTTGTAAACTCTTTGAATGATGTGTTCATTTACGCCTAATCTTTTATCCATTGGTGGAAATCTAACATTTTGTGCTGCTATTATATAGAATTAAAAAGAAATATTTGGGTGTTTCATGAAACAAGAAACTGAAGACAAGATAGTTGCAGAGTTCCCGGAATACTTTCCTGATTTCCGTGGCGATCCAACTAAGACCTGTCTTGCGTGGGGACTTGCTGTCGGCGAAGGATGGAGTAACTTGTTCCATCAGTTGTGTCGTGATATAAAAGCGACCAACCCGCCTGAAGGCTTCAAGTTCGAGCAGGTCAAGGAAAAATTCGGTGGCTTGCGAGTGTATGCTTCTGGCGGCACGAGCGAGATCGGCAAATTGATTGATGCCGCCGAAAATGATTCCTATACGATCTGCGAAAATTGTGGAACTAAGGAAGGCGTGAAGTCCGAGGGCGCTTGGATTACTACCTTGTGTGGCAATTGTCGTGGGACGATCAAAGCCGTATGAGTAAATGCCGGTGTAACTCAGTGGTAGAGTAGTTGTTTTGTAAACAACCTGTCGGGGGTTCGATTCCCTTCACCGGCTCTTTTTGACAAGCCTGAATTTGTGACCTATGCTTCAAGCAGGAGGCCACAAATGCAAGTGATCTGTGCTTGGTGTAAAAAAGACATGGGGCAAAAGGAACCGTTGGAAGAGAATTTGATCTCTCACGGTATTTGCCCCATCTGTGTTGCTGCTATTGAGGCAGAAATACATACTCTTCAGGATACTTGCCCTGTGGGTTATTGCGATCCACAATCGGCAGAAATGGTACACCCGACTTTCCAAATATCGTGAAGTCGCCGCTCTTAGCGTGTACTCGACTGCCATAGGAACCGTTAATGGTATTCATGAACGCCCTCAGTTCCGTGGCAGCGATCTTTCCATCTCCGTTCGGGTCGATGGCACTACTTTTCTCCGCCATAGCATTGAATATCTTTGCCATGATGTTTCCTTGAACATATGCAGCGCTTGTCTCATTGGCCGATGAACTGGCAAACATGGTTATGAGTTCTTGTTGACGAGGCGACAAACTTCCAATATCAGGAAGCCCAGCACTCGCATAACAACTCAGTTGCCACCAGAATATTTTCTGATTGTTCTTTTCGGCAATATCAGCGATGACCTTGAGGACTTCTGATCTGCGTCCCAAGTTGTCTACACTCCCACCAGGGAAGCCGTGGCCAATAGTGAACAATATCAATGTGTCGCCCGGCGTAGCATCAGTCTTGATATACTGGTTCAAATATTGCGACAATGTTTCAATGGAGTACATTCTTTCAACGGTTTCTGGATCGGCCATTTGGAAGCCCATATACCGACCGTCTACGAAGTGGTTGCCGACAACCTTGATGTTTAGACCCTTCTCAGAAGCCTTCTGAGCAGCTTTAATGGCTAGATCGGCATCACCGTCAGCCATGTGTTCTCTGGAGTGCTTGATGCACAGCAGGCGAATCTTGGGGGTTGGTGTTTCGGCACCGTAGTACCGAGTTGGCACCGTGGTCTGTTGAGTTGAAGAATTGACATTGCCACAGCCGACAATGCCGACAATGCCGAATATAAATACAAGCGGAAGTATCCACCCGAATAGGCGTCGATCCATCGTATACCTCATTTTGAACAATCCTTGTTGCTATATCTAGTTATGAAAGTGGGGACGATAAATGGTAATCGTTGGAAGAATATCCTTGGTCGATCACCCTACGGCTGTTCACCTACAAGTTGGCACGATTCAGGGCAAAACCGTTGTCGTGGGTCGCCACTATGACGAAGGCACCTTTGGATTTTTCATTCCAAATGGGGCGATTGTGCCGGACAAGCTGGCTGACGAGATGTGGGTGAAGGGCAAATTGTCCGGCAAAAACAAGGATCGAGTCAAAGCCAGGGAGATGCACGGCGTTTTTTCCGAAGGACTGTTTTACGGCAGTCGGTACTTTGTGGTAGAATTTGGTGAAAAGGTCTACATCGACAGCCCACGCTGGAACCCTGCCTGGGTTGAGGGTCAAGATGTGGCGAACGAAGTGGGGGTTCTTGAAAGTGGCCCGCCATCAACTTAAAATACTGAGTCAGTAGTTCATACATAAGGAGTATCGCTTCAATATGAGTGAAACAATAACGCTCCCGGAGCCAAAAGAGAAAGTCGATAACAAGACTGATAACAAGACTAAGCGTCAACCACCATATAACGTCATTCTGATGAATGACGACGATCACACGGTCGAATATGTTGTGACGTTGTGCCAAAAAATCTTTGGCTTCCCAATAGAAAAGGGTCTGTTGAAAGCTAAAGAGGTCCACGAAAAGGGTCGGTCTATTTTGTGGACTGGCGCTCTCGAATTGGCCGAGTTGAAGCAAGAACAAATTCACGCTGTTGGTAAAGACCCGCAGATTAACCGCTGCAAGGGTAGTATGACTGCGGTATTGGAACCGGCAGCGTAACAGGAGAACAATGAGAGGAATATTGGTTTCGCTGGCCGTCGTATTCGGTTTTATAATCGTGGTCGCCCTCGTGCATCAAAAGCCAAGCGAGCCACAGCAGATTGCTGTTATATCAACAGAATCACCCCTTCCCGCTCCCACCCAGGTTGAGCCTCAAGCAAAAATAGATAATCCTCCGGCAAGCATGAAGATGCCGGAACCAATGGTAATCACGTCATATAAAGATGTGAATCGCATTCCAGATGCAGGTCTTCGCACCTTCGTTCGCCGCAAGGCAGATTTTCGTCACGATAATGTTCTCTTCTTTGAGTGGAAGGGTATTTCTGGCGACAAGATGATTGGTGAGGTTAAAGACAAAAAATACACGATCACTTTACATCCTGCATATACTGTCATGTTTGGACAAGAAGTTGTGCATCGGCAGATATTTGTGATTCCAGCTTCGTATCCTTACGTTTGCGAAGTCGCCAAGTGAGTGCATGTCTATACTGTAGATCATGAACCTTTGGCTTAAACTCGCCGTCGCAAGAAGGATTGCAGCGGAACTACAAATCAAGTATTGTGGCGTTCCTTACGGCGATGACTCCGAGCCTATCGAAGACGAGATGATTGAACATCTCTGGAGTCATCCAGAATTCGATGAAGATATGTGGCTCAACGTCCATTGGGACGATTTTGAGTGCGTCTGCTGGGTCCAGGTTGGAGTCGGCCTTGAACTCGTTCCGAGATAAACATGGCAAGAATCAGTAAAATCATTTGGATTAAAGATGATGACGGGACGATTTCTTTGGACACAATTCCTGGCATGACTCGCCAGGATATATTCCAAGCATCCCTTATCATAACTGACAAAGGCCGCATTCTGAAAAATCGTCTCGGCCCGGACAATCAGATAATTCCATCGTTCGATCTCGTGAAGCAAGCTGTCAAGCCGCCCAAGAAATCCAAATATCGTTCGATATACGATTCAATGGATATGAATGCCGATCTATGAGCGATTCAATTTGGCTGGAAGCATCAGTTAAATTCCTCAAGACTTCATGGGAAGAAGTCCAAGACGGCGATGTGGTATATTACCAAATCATTCGGCGTCATCACGACAACAATGCCCACGGGCCATTTATCGTTGTCGATAAAACCCGTGGCAGATTGCGGAATGGAAATGGGGTTGAACTGAATTTCAATTCTGATAATCTGCAACTGTTGAAGTTCGACCTTGTGTCCATATTGATGGGCGATTAGCTCAGTTGGTTAGATCGCCTGCTTTACACGCAGGAAGTCGGGGTTCGAGTCCCTCATCGCCTACTCGAATTTACAAGTCATCAATTTCGTGGTATAGTTCCATCACTATGGCACAGAAACTTTTTATTCCGAATCTCGGAACGCTGATGATTTTGGCTGAAGATTGGACTTTCAAGCTCTATTTTGAGCGAAGAAATGACACCATGATTCAGGCGTTCGGCGGCAAGAAAAGTCGTTGGTGGTGGGGCGATAAGCTCAGTGCCGATGATTTCGAGGATGGAAAAATTCCTCCTATTGAATACGAGAAGGCCATGTCCGAAAAAGAGTTAGGCGAAGCCTACCAATCCTTCCGGGCCACCAATGCTGAAGACAAGCCGTTTATTCGAGTCACCCTGCTGAAAGGCACTCAACTCAAGGTTGACCGAATCTATATTCGCCGAGGCAGGGAATCATTCAGTTCTGTGACATTTCGTACAACCAAAATTTGTCCTGAAAAGCGCTTTGCAAGCAAGCGATTTTGGGCTAAACTTCGTGAGGCAAATGAGATCGTTGCCGATGTTATTGGGTAGTTCGCCCAAGCTATAAGCAACATTCCAAATTGGAGACGGGAGATTTGGTTATGCGACTAAAATCTCCAGAACGTGTCGATGAAATGGTGCGATTGCTCCTACAATATAAGCAGGAGGTTTGGCCGAAACCGACAACGGATGGTCAACATAGGCACTCAAGCCTCAACTGATATTGCCCGATGGTGTAATGGTAGCACAATTGACTTTGACTCAATTAGACCAAGTTCGAGTCTTGGTTGGGCAACTATGGCAAGATCACTACAAAAAGATCAAAGCATCACTCAAAAAAATGATGCCAGCAGCATTGGGAACAAGCGTCGGAAGGCTCGGAAGGCCAAGACGAATTCCAATAAACGTGACCGTCAATTTCTAAACAAAGACCTAAAGGAACAGATCATGAGCTTGTGCTAACTTAAACGAAGCCCGGTCCTCGATGGACAAGGCATTTGAATTTTTCCGTGACCAAATGCGAGGCATCAGGCATGGAGAAATCTCCACTGGCCTCATCGACACAATCCGGGTGGAAGCATACGAGCAGCGATTGCCGCTCAAGCAACTGGCCTGGACAGCACCAGATAAAAATAACCGAATCCTAGTGTCACCGTATGACACAGCTTTATTGGGAGCGATTGATCGTGCCATTAGAGCAGAAGGGTTCAACTCCTATGTTTTCTCCAAAACCCAGGTGGTAGTCAATTGTCCGGTTCGTAGTGGCGAAGATACAGAACGGGTGATCCAACAGATCAATAAGCTGGCCGAAGAAGCCAGAGTTGTGATTAGGAATATCCGAAAGAAGATTCGCCAAAAAGCCGAAGAGGATATAGACAAGCCGCTTCAAAAGTTGACGGATGAAAAGATCAAAGAAATCAATGATCTCGTTGACTATAAGGTGAAGTGCTTATGACGCATCCGAATATGATCCCGGTCAGTTGTTCCAACATAGATGAGATGCGTCTGCTGGCACAACAGATGCGTGCTTTGTGTCTCGTGGACCCCGATAAAGTCGAAGGATATACGGCCTCGACTACTAAGGAAGAATGCGACAAGCGTTCTTTGGATGTTCAGGCAGACATAATCGCAAGTGGTCATTTGCGATTCATTCACTATCCACCAGATGGTCGTATTGTGAATGTTGTTTACACGCTATTGGAACCTGAGAGTGGCGAAAAGGAATGGAACCTTTCCATGAGCCATGCCACTCTTGCTGGGCCGAGGCGAGTTGAAGACGATCTTGCCAAGATGATTTGCGAAGCGTTCTTGGATGACTTCTACCAAGAAGTTGATCCCAAGGCGTATTGGAAAAACGTGAGGCATTTCGTCAAGGCTGCATGAAAACATGATGGTTGGTTTTGGTTTGCGTCAATATTATTTATGTTGACTGCTAAACCAGGGATAGGAACCGATGATAAACTCTGTAGTGTAAGCAACACGCCATTCAATGGTCCTCGTGCCGTAATTGGATGGAAATGCTTGGTAAATCCAATAGGCCACCAGTTTGCTGGGTTCTATGGGCTAGTCCGAGAGAGAGCGAGTCAAAGGGTGGTATTCCCTGTACGCAAATTGACAACGCCTACGGGATTAACGACCGGGGCCGATAGTCTAGCAGTCCTTCGGCAGTGGGTTTGACCCCCACAGGGACCAACCATCATGCCTTTTAGAAAGCAGAACATGAAGTTCGCCATACTGATCCTTGTGGTGTCGATTTCAGGATGTGTCACACTCGATCCACACAAGATGCCTCCGCTGCATCTTGTGGCAAAACAGAAGGCTAAATGAACATTTATAAACCTATTCGTGATGGTCCAGACAGAAAGAAATTTCTCGTTTGGAACTACTTGGAGAATCTAATGCCAACAATCTCATTGAGATTAGCTTGGATGCCCCCTGGCCACCGGAAAACCGAGATCAGGGTCAATGATTTGAGTGGTTCTTGGCACTGGCAGGCTGTCAGGAGTGGGGATTCTGTCATAGAATAGCCGAACTAAGGTTCGCTCAAAGGGAGCGGACACGAATAAGGCGAATAAAGGCAGAGCGGGACCACAGATTATCTGCTAACTTTGTTCCGTCCGTTGGATTGCGGCGTCGAGTTTCCTAAACTTGATAAATTGGTTCGATTCCAATACGGAATACTTTGGTGTTTGTTGTCAGAAAGGATTGCCATGAAATATTGCACTTACGTTAGATCCCAAGGCATCCTTGGTTGGTTGCATGGCTGGTTCTTAGTCGGTATTTCCGACGAACAACGAACATCTGGATATGTGACCGAGTTCGCTTATTTTGGCATCAAGGTGCTGTTGCTTGAAATGGAACCACCACTAACACCTAAATTTCACTTCGTTCCCAAGGGAGCGAAGATCATGGGATCAGGAACCGTATCGGTATACAGGATTTGGAAATGAATAAGTGGCTTATATTTGCTCTATTTTGTTTGTTGTTATTGGGATGCAGACACAAGCCGACCAAGGTGACGAATCCGACTCCGGGCGGCATTATTGTCGTAGACCAAGAAGGCAACGAATCAGAGTTCCTTCCTTTGACTGAAGATGAGTTTAAGAAACTCCAAGTCCGGGCGAAGGATTCAAAGCAAAACAGTAGATAATTACCTGCGGCTCTTTTTCGCAAGAGAAATAGCCTTTGCACGGTCGGGTAACTCAGCGGCAGAGTCATCAGTGAATCCGGGTGGTTTTATAGTTGCCATTGCGGAAAGTTGATGAGGTCGCAGGTTCGAGTCCTGCCCCGGCCACTATGAATGAGTTCGAGGGTTTAGTTTCAGTCAAAGATGAAGTAGTCGATGGGGTGGGAGATTGGCTTTGGCCACAGTCCGATCTACACGGCTTCAAAGCATTGACTGCTAACTGGCGGGAAGAACACAGATGGACCTACTTAGAACACATCAAGAAATTCGACGTTGTGGTTCAAGCAGGCGGGCATTGCGGATTATGGCCCCGATTATTGGCTGGACTTTTCAACAGAGTATACACCTTCGAGCCAGACGCAATGAATTTTCATTGTCTTGTGCATAATTGCCAGCGAGACAATATATTCAAGATAAATGCGGCACTTGGCGCAGAGTGTAAATTCGTCGCTCTTTCAAAGTTCAAAGAGCCAGACAATACTGGAACCCATTTCATTGAAGGCGTTGGCAGCATTCCAATGCTGACAGTGGATTCCTTCAACTTTGATGCTTGCGATTTCTTGCAGATTGACGTTGAGCGATACGAATTAAACGTCTTGAAGGGAGCCAAGAAGACCTTGGCGAAATTCAAGCCTGTGTTGTCGATAGAAAGAACCAACGAAGAAATAGAGGCGTTCCTGAATCAGTTTGCCTACACCAGAGGTAGAACTGCTGAGATGGACACGATATACTACTAACATGGAAATTGGCGGCTACGATCTGATATTCAAAACAGAAGACCCGAAGGGTTTGGTTCAACGAATAATGGAATTCGTGAACTGGCCGGAAGGTATAATTGAACAAGATGAAGGCGATGACTTCTTCTGGTACAAGGATTCTGATTCAAAACGTGGTTGGGACATGGAAGGAGCCGTGCCATCACTTGAAAATACGATGGTTTATTTTCTGCCACGAAAAGAAGAATTGACAGTAGTTGTTGATAAAGAAATGGCATTGGCCATTCGAGAAAATTTCGGATTATAACAACAAATTGTTGTTATAAGGCATACATACCTTATGCGAACGAGAAACAACGAGTTGAATCGCACTCATCAACAGCGATGGTATGCTCAAAATAAAGAGCTTCAAATACAAAGAAACAATGCCAATCGAGAAAAAAAGCTGACGTGGTTCATTGAATATAAAAGGAATTTGAAGTGCGAGTTGTGTCCTGAATCCCATATAGCGGCTTTGGATTTTCATCATTGTGATCCAAAGAAGAAAAGAGCGGGCATTAACAGACTGATAAATAACAACAATAGTTTAGAGGTCATACAAGAAGAAATACAAAAGTGCAGGGTGTTATGCAGTAATTGTCATCGCAAACTACACTACGAAGAAAAGACGGGAGCATGGTGTAACGGTAGCACACGGGATTTATACCCCCGGCCTAAAGGTGAAGCCTGATTAGCTTCAAGAGAAGGTTCGATTCCTTCTGCTCCTACTATGTGATTGCAATGGGCAAGAACAACAAATACCACAAATTCCCTCCCCGCAAGCAGGTTCCTGTCGGCGGGGTTTGTCTTTTGTGTGAATGCAACAGACAAGTGCGAATGGCAGCACGACCCTTTGTTAAGGGCAAGGCAATTTCTAATGCCCTGGGCTTTCCTGCACCGATGCCATTGATTTGTCCAGGGATGATATTCAAAGGCGTCAATAACTTGACAGGCGAAGAGGAATCGTTCAAAGTACATTGTGTATTGATTCTGAATCCAGAACGTAGTTCAGTAGAAAGAATAAAATGAACATCACACGCATTGCTCCGTCGCCGACCGGCGATATGCACATTGGCACTGCCAGAACTGCATATTTCAACTGGCTCGCAGCACGGGCCAGCGGTGGCAAGTTCATTCTTCGGGTGGACGACACCGATCAGAAGCGAAACGATCCAGCCTATACAGAAGTCATTCTGTCCACTATGAAGTGGCTGGGTCTGGACTACGATGAGATCGTATTCCAGAGTTCCAGATTCGACACATACAAGGCCGCAGCGGGCTTGTTGATCCATGAAGGCTGGGCTGTTCCGAAAGATGGGGCCACGGTCTTCAATTTGAAGAAGGACCATGTGTTCCCTTCTCATTGGAAGGACGAAATCAAGGGCGACATCAAGATTAGTGCCGACGACATATCTCATATGGATGGGATGGTTCTCATTAAGTCTGATGGAAGTCCATCTTATAATTTTTGTTCAATTGTTGATGATTTGCATATGGGGGTTAACCTAATCATCCGTGGAGTAGATCACATAACAAACACAGCAAAGCAGGTGATGCTTTGGGATGTTCTCAACAGCGGACAGACGCTACCAAGATTTGCCCACCTTGGTCTTATTTGCATTGATGGAAAGCCTATGTCCAAAAGAGACGGGGCATCGAGCATGTTGAATTACATGAACGCCGGATATGATGCCGACGCCATGTTGAATTTTCTTGCACGGCTTGGCTGGGGACCAACAAAGGATGATAAGTCCACAACCCTCTTACCGAGAGATAAGATGCTTGAAATGTTTCTAACTTCGGGTAAGATGAGAAGCCAGCCAGCTAGTTTTGATTCTGGCAAATTAGAGTCGTTTGACCGCAAATACAAGGCCCGTAAGGGTACTTGGCGAACGGGCGACAAGTTGATTCCTGACACCAACAAAGAGGAATAGGCATGAACGAGGGAACTAAACTTGACATTGAACTGGCAAAAGACAAGGCGTGCGAGCAATTCGTGCGTCGTTGTCGATATGCCATTTGCATTGAGAAGATCGACAACGGTGGTCTACATGCTGGTGCGCCGATGTACTTCTACTGCAAGGACTGTGGCATTCCTACGGAAGTCTTGCCCGAAGACTATCTGTTCCCGCCACTGCGTCAGTGCAGCCAATGCCAAGGTCTTCATCAACAAGGCTGGATGGAACATGCCAAGTCTATGGCGAAGGACGATGATCTATAGGATCGAATGAATATCCCAGGGATACGTTATACCCCGGACATACTTTCGGTGCTTGACCGATAGTAAGTTCGGGGTATAATTATTTACTATGGATAATGAACAAGTTGCAGAGACAGAAAAGAAACCTCTGACACTCAAAGATATATGCCTTGGAGTGTTTGGCGTATTCATCATTCTGGCAATATTTGCCTTGCCTATTATGTTCCTGATGAATTTCCTTTTACCAGTTTTCGGTGTAGATCGGCAGATTGACTACCAGCATTCGTTGGCGTTTGCGGTTCTTCTGTTTTGCATGGGGCGATGCTTCAGCCCAGCCAAGTGATTTTACAACTGAAGCAAATCAGGGTATAATCCGGCTGTCATGAAAAAAAACCGATGCCTACAAATTCTTGCATTTGTTGGTTGAAAAGTATCCGAGCGATGCGGCTCCGATGCTGATTGACATCATTGTGGACTATTTGCTGTTTCCGAAGGGCGACGGCACCAGCCCTCAACTTGTTGGCATTGACCAAAAAGTTGCCGAAATGATGGCCGATCCGGGTCGCAAGATTGAAGCCGTCAAATACGTTCGAGATGAACTTAAATGTGGTCTTAAAGAAGCCAAGGACTACGTTGAGCAACGAGTGTGGCCCGCTGGCGTCGGTCCTCAAAGTGAAAAGGCTTTAGAACTACAATCCCGATATGTGCAATCGGTTTTGGACAAAATTCGTGTTGATTATAATGTAGGGTGATATTGCATGGCTGGATCGTTAGAAAGATTCGACTTCCAAGGTCGAAGTCTTGTGCGTGATGTATTCATTGAAACTGGCACCTACCTGGGCCAGTCTTCGGAGAATGCGTCTCGTGCGGGGTTCAAACACGTCCATACCATCGAAGTCTCCGACAGGATATTTGCACTGGCTCAAGAGCGATTTGCAGGCCGGTCAGACGTGACGGCACATCATGGCTCCAGTCCTAGTGTGCTGCCAAGCCTGTGTGATCCTAAGTTGTCAACTGTGTTTTATCTGGACGGCCATTACCAAGGTGGGCCGCTTGATGAAAATGATCCGTTGGTGGGTGAATGTCCTCTGATATTGGAGTTGGATATTATTCGAGCGGTGGCCTGGGAAACTCCACCAATCATCATTATTGATGACTCGAAGATATTCACTATTGCGGCTGAAAGTCGTGATGACTATTTGAAAAACTGTCACCTTGATCCGGTCTTTTGGCCAAGTTATCAACAGGTGATTGATGCGTTGGGACCGGCCTATACGGTCTACGAAGAAGATGATAGGCTGTACTGCATACCTGGGGAGTGACATGGACCAGAACTGGAAGAAGTTTCTCAAGTGGCAATGGTCGGAAATCAAGAAGTATTTCGGACTACGAGTCCTGGGTGGATAGTCTCGGCTACCATGCTGGCAATGGCAACGGTACAGCACTGCTCCAAGAGTGGGTGAAGTACAAGAGCCATAACAAGAATGCCAAGCTGATTTGCATCGACCTGACCCCTCGTGCAAACCATCAGGTCAAGGAACGTGAAGATATTCTCCAGGTCGGTGGATTCTCGGACAACGTATTCAACGTGATCGCAAGGTTCGTTGAAGGTGGCTGGTCGAAGGATTTTTGGGTCAAGGAGATTGAAAGCGTTCAACTGGATACTTAAAATATATCCAGCTAGGTTTGGCTGGGGACCGGGTTGCTGGTCCTCGGCCTGCTTTTTGGCGGGTAGCTCAATGGTAGAGCAAAAGTAAAAACAAATCTAAGCGATATTTGGGCTTCGGCCATGCAGTTTGGATTACATTATCCAACTTTAGGTTGTGTGTTCGATTCACACCCCGCCAGCTTTTCCAGCAAACTTTATTTTCAGGTGATATATGGCTAAAGGTAATAACGCACAGAAGAACGACAAGAAAGACAAAAAGCAATCCAAGAATGCCAAGAAGACAACAGCTACGGCAAGTCAGCCCGCTGTTATTGGCAAGTCCAAGGGTAAGTAATGCCGAAAAGGACAAAACATCCTGACGGCTCTGTGTGTCTTGACGGAATTCGTAGCACTCGTCGCAACAAGCAAGTTTGTTGCGACGATTTTTACTTCCGCACTGCAACTTGTGTTTACGACATAAGGTATCAGTGGTATAATCGCCAGAAGACTTGGGGCATTCCTGTTTGTGATGGCGGGAGCAGCTTCATTGCCATAACCTTCTGTCCACACTGCGGAGTCAAATGTGATCCACGTCAAAGAAGACAAACTCCGTTCAGTCCTGGCAACAATGACAGGGACCAGAGCCGAAGGCTTGCTTAGGTTCCACGACGATCACATCAGCGAAATTCTTTCAGCCAAAGGCTCATCAGGCGGCAATCATCAAGCCTGGAGCGGCGGTCTTCACGACCATCTTGTGCATTGCTTTGTGTTAGCACAAGACCTCTATAAGCTCTTTCACGAGCGTATCGGCCCTGGTCCTCATGCCGGGCAAGACATCTATGGCGTACACGATTCACGCCCAATCCCGTTTTCTCTCGAAAGCGCCCTCGTGGTGCTTTATTTTCATGATATAGAGAAAATATTCAAATACGGAAACAAACCACATCGGTATCCTGAGCGTCTCATCGAAGCGAAGGACGCATGGTATCTTGGTATTTTGCCAACCAAATACGGCATCGTATTTGACGATCAAGAATACAACGCATTGAAGTACGCCCACGGCGAAGGCGACGACCATCGTAAAGATCAAAGAGTCGCCAGCCCCTTGGCGGGTTTCATTCATGCCATAGATTATCTATCGGCACGAGTCCTGTGGCAGATCAAAGACTTCGATTACGGTCTGGTCCCCAGGGAGCCAGTATTGCCATCAGCCATTCAGAGTCTCCATTCCACTTGCTGCAAGGCAGTGGGCAAGCGTGTTAAGTACACCGGCACCAATGGCGATGAATACGACAAAATCAATCACGGCCTGTATGTCGAGGGCGAAGGAATCTTCGTCATCTTCTCCGTCAGCCTGAATCGAGCGATGGTTCAGCACGATGATCGCACCACTATTTGCGTTGATCCCATTACCGTTGAAATTCTCGGTGACTAATGTTTAAGATCAAGCATGATTCCTTCGTGTACATTGATGACGCAAAACGTATTGGCGAATGTCGCTATGACGTTATTGCAACTATTGATTCACGATGGATTGTGGTGTTCACGGAATTGTTGAAGAATCCAGGGCCGAGTGTCACAAATGCCATCGAGTCTATTGTTCCACAATTTTGCCGATGCACTAGCCTCAAGCCAGAGGAAGTGATGTTTATTGAGCGATACCAAACGCATCCAGATGATCTTGATGTGATAAACTATCAGCCCGATGGCACAACGAGTTGGAGTAGGCTTCCAGAGGATCAAGCTCGTCCAATCTTGGAGTTACTATGATACCGCTGCCGGTAATAAAAGTGGACTATCCTTTGTCTGTGGTCCCGGCGTGGTGCCGGATGCCTATTGAATGCCACCAGGATGGCATTGGTGGTTGTTGGGGAATCTATCATGGGGAAGTGGCAAAATATGGCGAATCGCATTGCCAAACTTGCGAGTATAAAGCCGCAACTACAAATGGTCGAAAGTAATTTTTCCCCCATGTACAACGAAGGGGTGACGGTTATTGCACAGCCGCCCACTCGCCGTATTGTTCAAATCAATATGGAGTATCGTGGTGAAGAAGGCGAAGAACCGGGATACAACGGAAACTTCTTCCTGAGTTTTCCCTTGATGTATTTTCGTATTCAATACAAAAGATACTTTGAGAAAAATAAAGAGCAATTTTCTGCATCATCGCTGCACGTCATTTTTGCTGTTGCCGACAACAAAAGCAAAGCATTCATTCCACCACTGCCAAATGTTGATGACTTGATGCGAGTTTGTATCGAGTTGCCAAAGAAGCGATTTTCAAATGTCGATGATCTCTACAAGGCAGCAATTGATTGCTTCTGGTCAACAGACTTCAATGACGGAATGACCATCGCTTTATATCAATATGATTGCGACTCCTTGTTGGGCAACCATCGTAAATGGCAAAATAAAACAAAGAAACAGCCCATCTGGATTCCAAACGGTCGTAGCTTGAAGCCGATTGAAAATTTCGACAAAAAGTTCTTCTATGGATCGTCCTTCAAAAAGGACATTCAACCAGAAGACGAATACGATTCTGTTCAAGAACGATGGCAGCGAGCTGGAGCAGATGAAAGCCATCACCGCACGAAGGTTACTGCTGATTTACAACCAAGAGTTGTGCCATCTGTCCTCAGCGTGGTGAATCTGGTTTACAACCAGCAAAAATCGTGGTAGAATCCCTGTAAGAAGGGAACAGAAAATGCAAAATGCAAAAGCACAATGATCCAGAAGGTTGTAAGTGCGCCCGGTGTGCGGCTATTGCCAGAGGCATGACGCCGGATGAAGCTACCGTCGCTCAAACTGAGTGGGAAAACAAGGCATTGGTTGAACGTGGATTTTATGTTCACTATGTCAGTGCTGATTCCTCTTCTCCGACAAACTTCAATGCCCATACACATGGTATGCAGGCATTTGACAATCATCTGGATTTTCAGCTTATTGTCCCTCTACCGCCAGAATCCGCTCACAATATAATTTGCACACTCGCCGAACGAGTGAAAGCTGGTGAGCGGTTTGTGTCAGGACAGAAGTTGGACAAGATCATTCGAGGGTTTGAAGTCAAGCTGGTCGAGGCTCCCGAAGACGACCGCAAGGTTCTTCGGATTGTATTGCCAGACCCGGATGGCAAATTGGAACCTGACGAAATCAACGAACAATACGCTGTCCAATACAAGGACGTTGAAGGGGTGAAGCTCCCGAAGCGTTCGTGGGTGGCTTACAAGCCAAAGCGATAAAGCCATGACAGAAGACCCTCGCAATGTTGGATGGGTGTGTCCCGACCATACGCCTAAGCCTGACCCGCAGTATTTCAACAATCCCTTTGAATGGTTTGTCGGAAAACATTGTAAATTGGGTTTTCCAACGGGTCGCACCGAGGCTCCATTCACTGAGTTCATGTGGGTTTATGTCACTGGTCAAGAGGAAGACTTCCTGGTTGGCAGGCTAAACAACGATCCTTTATTTGTCGAAGAATACACGGATGGTGATGGCGTTGCTTTTGAGCGTCATGAAATCTGTGCTGTTGAATAGGACTGTTTATGACTGCAATACTTGACTTTTACCGTGATGAGGCCGCTTGGGATAAAACCAAGGTGCCTAACCCTAGCGGCTACACACATTTTGACATTGTGCGGAATTGGTCGGACGCACAATGGGAAGTCGCACACGATTTCATTCAGTGGGTCTTTCCACTCAAGGAAGAATCAGTATTTAATCCAGATGCTCCATTGTTGATTGACGAAGACATAGCGATCTTTCGGGCCGATGACGAATTGAAGCAAGCCTTGTTTCTTTCGTTTCATCGGTTCCTTCGTTTTTTGGGCCTTCGTTGTCGATACGATCAACCAACTAACAAATGGATCATAACTCCTGTAGCAGCCAATGAAAGTGGCATCGGTGACGAGTTCTTGACCAAAGCGGAAATTGAAAAGAAACAACAGGTATGGTCATATCCGAACCATAATTGGTTGAGGGTCACACGTTGCCTGCACAGCTTGCGTCTCCTGGGCCTGGAGTATGCTGCTGATTCCTTTTTTGATTCACTGTGTAAGTTGTATGACGAGAACCGAGGCATCACGCCAGATACATTCAGGTATTGGCAAGATGCCGCACAAGGAGGATTAGAATGACCTGCCAGAGCCACCGAGGTACTAAACGTGCGAAGGTTAAATGACAGTCTGAAGTTCAATGAGGGTGAAGAACCTGAAAACGACATGCCGCACATTCACTACGCCACTGACGGCAAGGGCCGTTGGTGGAAGACTGAATACAAGCGGCAATGCCCTGAAGGCGTCTTCATGCGTGGTCGTTGTCAAGGCGTCGAAGGTCATTTGGGAGTTCACTGGAGCTTTAACGCTCAAGGTGGCTTCTGTTATGACGACAATGATAATGACCCCAGCGAAGGTGGATGTTCTGGCAGTATCCCGCCAGACCACAAGAGCTATCGAACGCCATTGGAAATGTCGAGCCATTATCACATGAGTCACAGCACTCATGCTGAAGTGGTTGATCCCGCTGAGATTGCTCGGTTGGAGGCCGACGACGTTGACGAAGGCGAATCAGTAAGTCGTCCGCTCGATATGTCAAAACTTTCTCCTGAATATGCTGCCGAGTTGCGGCGACGTTCAGAAGAATACAAAGAAAACAAACCCAAGAAGCCTTGGTGGGCATTCTGGCGTTCTGAAAAAACAAAGATCGACTAACCGCCCTCAGAGAAAAGAACACAATGTTTGACTTCTTCAAGAATACGTTCTTGAACCGTGGCCGATACAAGACGCACTCCGAGGCAGTCGTTGTGTCGTGCTTTTACAATCCTCAGAACAGCCCATACCGACTTCTGGCTTTCCAGAAGTGGTATCACAGCATCAAGCACTTGAACTATCGCATTATTGAGTGTTTGATGGGGCCTGATGCTAAGTCTCAACTCCCGGATGATCCCAATATCATCCAGGTGCAAACTGACTCTGTTCTATGGCACAAAGAGTCGCTATTGAACAAGGTTATTGCAGAGCTTCCCGAAAAGTTCAAGTATGTCTTTTGGGTGGACGCCGACGTGTTGTTCACCAACGACAACTGGCTGGTCGATTCGGTGAAGGAACTCGAACGTGGTGCCAACATCTGGCTTCTACGAAGACATGGGTTCCGACATCATTTATATGTTCGGTCAGCCTCAATATGAATTCCAAGTCGATATTGAGGGCCATGAAGAACTTGATTGTGAATCGTGTTAGTCGAACAATGTCACTACGAACAACGACATTGAATGGTGTCGATCCATTCTTTCACCGTGGTTATGGAACCGAAAAATGAAGACGGTAATTGAACAACTGGCCGATTTCATTAAGAACTCCGAGGACAGCCACACGAACAACTTGTGGTTGCAGGACGATATAATGAAGGTATACGTCCGCAAAGGGCGGCACATGGTATATCCAGGTAAGCTCTCTACGACTCTGGATATTGCCGCCGTCGAAGTGGATGAAGACAAGCAAAGTCAGGGACATTGGACGGCTTTTCTCGATAAGGCCCACGAGATGAATCCGTGGGAGGCAACATATGTCGAGAATACGTTGAATCCTATTCTTGCTACATCCCTCATTCGACATGGGTGGATGCCGGTTCCGGGTGCGTATCCAGAATCCTTCTTCATGCCGAAAGATTCGGCAAAGTATTTCGAGCAGCAGTTTTTACAACAAAAGTTTTCCAGAAGAAATGCCTACTGAAACAGCAACGTGCATGGGTTGTTTTGTGAATAACCCAAGAATATGGGATAATCAACATTTGGAGTCCTTGCGGACCAATCCGACAACCTTCAGTGCGATTGGCTTGACCGCCGATGAGAAATTGTGTCTCAAGCATTTGGCCGATGCGTGGAATTTGTTCGTCAATATGGCCGCAAAGCATCCAGACGACGACAGTGAATTCCATACGGCAATACATGACGCACAAAAAATGATCGCTCTGCGGGTTGCTCGTCGAGTGGACACAGACGTATGGAAGCAGCCAGAATGAAAGTAATATCCGGTGGGCAAACTGGAAGTGATGAAGCTGGTCTTCGAGCGGCGAAAGCGTGCGGTTTTGAAACTGGAGGATGGTTGCCCCAAGGCTGTAAAACTCTTGATGGGACACGACCAGACCTATTGACAGAATACGGCATGAAAGAGCATAGTAGTTCTCTCTACCCGCCCAGGACTGAGGCAAATGTCAAGGACAGTTGTGGCACCATAAGATTTGCTAGGACATTCTCTTCAGCCGGGGAAAAGTGTACTCTCCGTGCGATCAAGTGGTTTAATCGTCCGTATTTGAACGTGGATATAAATAAGCCGATAGATAAACAGGAAGTATTGTCTTGGCTTAAAGAGCATGATATAAAGATTCTCAACATTGCTGGGAATTCTGAGGAAACCGCTCCCGGCATTGGCGATTTCGTCTTTAAGTATCTCATGGGTGTCTTTTCCGACGTAAAAAACGGGCTTGACAACATGACCCATGCGGAGTAAAAACTGATGTTGGACAAATTTACGACCCCTATCCAAAAGGAAGACCCGATGGCTGCAACTGCAACGACCCAGACCCAAATCCAAACTCAGTCTCAAAATGCTTGTCCCGTTCAGGGTGCAGTTGAGCAACTGAGCGCCACATCCGAAACTTGTGAAGGCACGGGATGCTGCGAGAACACTCTTTGCCAGGAGTCCCTCCGAGAGCGGGCTTATTTGCTGTGGGAGAAGGCTGGTTCCCCAATCGGCGATGGCGTGGATTTCTGGATCACCGCCGAGCAAGAACTGTTGGCCGATGCCACCGCTGAATAAACCGGCCTGCCTTGATGGTTTGCTTCATAAACGCCACAACCACTGACAAAAATCAGTGGTTGTGGCGTTAGTACGGTTGTGTCAGGTCACGATCCAGAACTGCTGGCTTATGTCCTCAGTGTCACAGCAAAAGGCGTGCTGGTTTTTCACGATCACGATGAGGAATTTTTTCCGTGGTCGCTACATAGGGCATGGGCAAGAATGATACTTTGGTTGAAGGACTTCACTATTACATTGACGGAAAAGGCAAGTGGGTATTTACCTCTTACTTTTTGCTCAATCGTGGGTATTGTTGTCACAACGGTTGTCTTAACTGTCCATATGGTGCTAACATGAAAATCGAACCGGGCCAATATATCTGGAGATCGAAAGACACAGACTTTCCAGTAACGGTTATTGAGTCCATTGGCAAAGGCCCGGACGGGCGATTCTATGTAAAGATCGCTGATAGCAACACATCCGTTCCAGCCGATGAACTCATAAAGGTTCCGAATGTGGCGCAAGCATCACGACGACCCCAATCGAAAAGACTATTTTGATGATTTGGTGATTGGTGGTTTACTTATTGTTGTCCTTATTCTGCTGGGGTTTATGTCCTTTCATGTGATGATGATGATGATGATGATGATGATGATGATGATGATGATGATGATGAAAATCCATCACATTCATCCGATGTAGGATATATAAAGCATGAAAAGGATATGCACATTTAATGAATTCATGGTCTTGAAGGAAGATGATCGGCGAACTGGTAGCAAAACAGGGCTATATCCTCTAGGATATGGTGGAATTGGGTTATACCCCGATGCAGACATGATGACTCATTCTGCTGATGCGATCCTTTATGTCACAATAGACAACCGATTGTTCAAGAACGGAGATTCAGCCCCATTCAGCATTGCTCACTTGCCCGGCCACAAGCAATATGGCGACATGGCGAATTCAGGCGAGAATGAACCATATGACATTCGCCATCTTCCTGGCGATGTTGTTCCCCACAAGGACAGCCCATTGGGTGGCAAGTCCATACCGTTCAAGAGTTTTGTAAAGTTGGTAGAAAAGCCAAAAGAAATTTCCCCGCCCGATTCCCCGAACCTTCCCAGGTAGTTAGGGTCTTGTCATGAAGCGTAATCCGATTGCCAACTATTGTAAACAACAAGTAGAGGGCTGGGACAAGCTGCCTGAGTTCATGAACTTCGCCCCTCTTGGGGAAGAGGACTTTTGTTGCAGTTTTCTTCGTCGTGCTGACGGGATTCAAATGTTGGCGTCAGTGAAAGACCTAAACTCCCTCAATACCATCCACATCTCTTTGGCTCCGATTCGAGATTGCCGCAAAGACTGGACTGATGAAGAACATAGTGGACACATATTCGATGTGGCGTTTGAAGTAGTCGAGTCGTTTTTCCCCGGTCGAAGGTTTGCACGACAGCCCGATGATCTCCGCAGACCCCAAGTGAAGCATTACTTCGCCATTCTGGAGGCCAATGAATGAACGAGTTCCACATTTCAGAAAAAGACAACAACACCACGTTCGTCACCACGGCGATTGATTATCCGAATGCTATGCCGCATATTGGTACAGCTTTCGAGAAGATCGGTGCAGACGTGTACGCCCGGTTCCGTCGATTCCAGGGTCGTGATGTATATTTCACGATGGGCAATGACGAGAACACGGTGAAAGTGCTTAAAGCGGCGAAGGCTGTGGACAAGCATCCTCAGCCATATGTCGATGAAATGGCCGAAGCGTTTAAGGCTGTGTGGAAAGAACTCAATATTTCCTTTGACGATTTCATTCAGACCAGCGAAGATCGGCATCTGTTGGGCGTTCAGAGATTTCTGCGTGCTGTTAATGCTGCTGGATATATCGAGAAGCGACCATACAAGGCTCTCTATTGTGAGGGCTGTGAAGAGTTCAAGAGTCCAAATAGCTTGGACCATGCAAAGCGATGCCCGAACCATACTGGCACACCGTTGGTGGAGCGGGAGGAAGAGAATTACTTCTTTCTTCTATCTGCATTCAAGCAGCGTGTGGCTGATTTGATTTATCCTACTCCATTCCTCACTGCTTTCCTGAGTATCGAGCCAGAGTCTCGTTACAACGAAGTCACCAAGTTCATCAACACGGAACTGACGGATATTTCCATCAGTCGCCGCAATGAAGGCTGGGGCATTCCAATTCCTTGGGATGATACACAGGCCACCTATGTCTGGTTCGACGCTTTGTTGAACTATTTGACCGTGATTGGTTTCGGGAACGATTGGGAGAAATTCCAAAAGTATTGGCCTGCTGAAGTTCACTTCATCGGCAAGGACATTACTCGGTTCCACTGTGCATTGTTCCCGGCAATGTGCATGGCATACAACGAAGGCTGTGATAAGTTGGGTGAACCTCAATACAAGTTGAAGGCTTTCCCTCAGCGTGTATTCGCCCACGGATTCGTGAATCAAAAGAAGGGAAGTCAGGTTGTCAAGATTTCCAAGAGCGGAGATTCAATCCAACCTGGAGAACTGATTGAGCAGTTCGGGTCGGATGCGTATAGATATTACTTCTTGTCGAAGTTCAACTACGATACGGACGGCGAATATAGCCTGGACCACTTCAGAGAAGTGTATAACGCTGACCTCGCCAACTCTTTGGGCAACCTCGTGAGTCGTACTGTAGGAATGTCGATGCAGTATTTCGACGGGAAGATTCCACCGATGGCCGCAGAAGGCCAGACTTGGCTTGATGAGAAGACGGCGTTGGAATACGAGCAATTTATTGTGGATTGTTGTTCGTATCGGCACGCTCTTGAATTGACGTGGAAGATCATCTTCAACGCCAACAAGCTGATCGAGGATTCCAAGCCGTGGGAGTTGGTTAAGTTGCCCGGCAACACCTGCGGTCAGGTGTTGGGCCAACTTGTGGGCAGTCTGAGAATCATCAGTCTGTTGATCCGACCGTTCACTCCAGCGGTGGCCGAGAAGATTTACACGACGTTCCAGTGGGCTGAAGGTTGGAATGAACTCGATTGGGAGTTCGTCAAGAAGTTGTCTGAAAACAACTTCCTGGGACTCGAAAACGGTATTGCCATCAATAGGAATGTTTTAGATAATGCCGGAAAGTTTCCAGTGTTGTTTCCGAGGGCCAAATGAGCAGATTGATGTTGGTTCTAGGATTAGTCATTGGGTTTTGGGCGGGCCATTGGTTCGCCCGAACTTCATGGCATCAACGATGGTATGCTCAGTGGTATGAGGGGTTTCTCAACGGCGCTGTTGTTGCAGCAATACTGGTGGGCATCTACTTCATTGTCATAAGAAATTGGAAACAATCTTCTTAGGGGTTGCACGGTGAGTCCAATCGGTAAGGCGCAAGTCGCTCCGATTAACTGAGGGTTCGATTCCCTCCAACTCCACTATGAATGAAAAACCAGCCGATGGCGTCCGAGGCTTCTTTCTCTACAGTCCGTTTTCGCATCGACACTTCTTCCGTGTTTACGGAGAAGTCGATCCGACGACGGGCCATAAGACGTTCACCGATTACAAGGTGTGCGCCGAAGATATAGAAGTCACGATTGAAGCGAATGGGTTGTCCCTGTATGAAGGGGACGAAGATAAAAACCGCCTTGATTGGTCCAGCCGTGTCTTAGGAAGAGATGGCAAAGACCACTTGGATGTGCGAACACCAAAAAAGGAACAGTAATGGGACGGCCCGTAGAATTTTCTTGATACGATCACTCCTTTATTGTGTCTGAAAAGATATAATGAACCAAGGAGTAAATCATGGATAAAGAATACGCAAAAGCTATTTCCAACTTCGAGCAAGCGGGAGCGCACCTGGGAAACTTCGCCAACCTATTGTTCACATATCACAAATCGCTATGTGAATCCGGCTTCCAGAGAGACGAAGCATTGGAATTGGTGAGGGAACTCCAAACGACCTTATTTGCACAGGCTTTCAACTTCGGACCACAGAAGCAAGATGATGACGACTAAAGTAATCATTGTTAAGCCAGAAAGACTTGCAGGATCGGTCGCAGAGAAATCTGGCGACCGATTTCGTTATCCATGCAGATGACTTCCTTGCGGAACTGGAGCGAACATGAGTGATTGCGAAGTGGCCCAATTCAGCAGAATGGCCATCCCTTTGATGAGGAGGATATATCCTCAGCTTATTGCCAACCAGATATACAGTGTTCAGCCATTGGCTTGCCCAACTGGTTTAGTGCATTATTTGCGATATAAATATTCTGAGAACAAAGGCAGCACCATCAATACCGATGGTTGGATCATCAAGTCCAAGAAGAAAAAGATTTGGCGTGACATCAACGATCCGTGGGAGCCTTCTAGCAATGGCTGAGAATATATGGTATCGTATTCGCAAGCATCTTGGGATGTTGTCCTATGAGGAAAGTCGCATTGAATCGAGTGAGCAGGTAAAGAACTCGATCAGGGCGCAAATGATACATCCCGATGACGTTAATTGGTCTGATGGAATCAAGACCGAGAATATTCCCAAAAAAGATAAACTGCGGCCCAGGTCGATTCTCGAAGATTGGGGAGTAACCCAAGATTCGGGCTGAACCTTTTGGCAGCGGCGATCTCTAGTAGTGTAAGGAGAAACATCATGGCAGTAAAGCAAGTTATCGTTTGGCGACACGATTTAGGTTGTCGAGTTGGCAAGAAGATGTCGCAAGCGGGTCATGCTGCTTTGGCCGACTTGTCGAACACGATTCGTGACAATGTTGATGCCGAAGGTAATGTATCGTTCAAGCTGTCGCCTGCACAGTTTGAGTGGTATTTGACGAACTTCCGTAAGATCGTTCTCCGTGTTGACAGTGAGGCCGACCTGTTGCTTCTGTACCATCTGGCGCAGGAAGTGGGGTTGCCGACTGAACTCATCATCGACAGTGGTTTGACGGAATGGGATCAGCCCACAAAGACTTGCATCGCTATCGGGCCAGCAGAAGATGCCGAGATTGACGAGATCACTGGTGAGCGTGGCCCTTTGGGAAGATTGAAGTTGATGTGACCTTTACTGATTGGTGGTTTTTGTGGTGTATAATACAATACCATGATTGCAACCATCATAATTGCCGCAGCAACTTTTTTCACCCTGATGGCCTTGACGTATTGCTGTCTACGTTTATGGTCGGCACGGAATGCTTTACAACATAAACTTTCCGTGGTAGAATCAACCGTAGCAGAGCAGCATCTTGCCCTTAGTGCATACGAGGATCGGCTGAGTAAAGTCGAGGCTGTTCAAGAAGAAGAATTGACGCAAGATCAGGCTGAATACAGAGATCAGCTACAGGCACAATACGCTGCCCTGTTCAAGCAGATCGAAGACAAAATGAAAAACGATCTGAAGACGGCGAGAACCGAAACTTCAGATTTGGTGAAGAAGAGTCGTGCGGAATTCGACAAAAAGTTGAAGGACGAGTTCAAGAAAGCCTGTGAACAGATCAAGTTTAGCGAAATCGAATACAAACGAACCATCACCAAAAAGCGGAAAGAATTCAGTCGCAAAAATGCAAAGAACGCCAAACCTCAGAGGATATGGCGATACATAGATGAAGAGTAGCCCTTTGAACGCAGAGGAAAAAATGGGTCCGTAGATACACGAAAGGAACCATCAACCGGAGGTCAGTATGTCATTAGCACAGAGAAAAGTCTTAGTTTTGAACAAGTCGTGGACTGCCATTGGCGTCGTCACGTTGGAAAAGGCACTAAAGAAAGTCGCCGGAACCTACAAAGACGGTACGCCGAAGGCACGCATCATCGACGCACTTCATGACTTTGCTATGCTGACCTGGGATGATTGGGCAAAACTCCGTCCAGGGGAAGACGAGCCAGCAATGCGTTCTGTGAACGCAGTGTTTCGTATTCCTGAAGTTATCCAGTACACTCGATACGACAAGCTGCCTACACAGAAGGTCCACTACAACCGTAGGACCATCTACCGGCGTGACGGTAACGTCTGCCAGTATTGTGGAAAGCAGAAGCCGGGTAGCGAGTTGTCATTGGACCACGTTATCCCACGTTGCCAGGGTGGTTTGACCACCTGGGAAAACATTGTCGTGGCTTGTACCGACTGCAACGCAAAGAAGGCTGGCCGGACTCCGAAAGAAGCCAATATGAGGTTGCTCTCTGTGCCTAAGAAGCCGAAGCACAACTTCTTCCCTGGTGATGTTCGGGTGAAGTCTTGGGAGCAATTCCTTGGCGAAGCGTACTGGCTCACAGAGCTAGAACATGACTAGCTGTCTACGGATTGCTAAACGATAGCCTCTGGCGTGTGGCGACATGCGCCAGAGGCTTTTTTATTCTTCATGGTGCGACATGGAATTATCACCCTCTGTTCAAAAACTTATAGCTATCCGCACCAAGCTGGAAGAGGAACGGCATCAATTTGCCATCAAGCACGGCTTCGCCTTCAAGCGGGCGCAAAACTTCAAAGATTGCGTCGTGATCCGTTGGAAAACATCAACTAAGAAGCACAAGATCAACCATCCTCGCATTGAGGAATATGTCAAAATAAGTCATGAACTTTCCGACAAGCACAATTTGTGGGTTGAAGATTACCCATTCCTCGAAACCGGACTCCTATTGTTGAAGATTGGCATTTACGTCTTCTATTCATGGGACTACCAATCTTGGGCCATCCCAAATGAAAACAAGGAAATTCAGGACTACGTTCTGAGCAATTTACCCAAATGGGCCAAAGTGAGTGTGAAGAAATGATTCGCCCTATCCCGCTATCTCATGGCGTTGGGTTTTTCTCAATGCAGCAATTGCCTCAATTTGCAGGCAAGTACCGTGAGGAAAATGTCGGTCGCTACTGGAACTACTACGTCACTCCAGAGTGCCAGGAATGGCCCGAAGCTGTGACGTATAAGGGTCCGTATGTAATCGACGGGTTCTCCCCAAACCTCAACAAGAGTCTGCACGTCGGGCATCTACGTCAATTGGCTTTGGCCAAGTCTTTGGAGAGCATTATGAACTATGCTCAACAAAAGCCTAATGCCAAGTTCGTGTCCCTATTGGGAGCGTCACAAGGCGTCTTTCAATACGCCACCGAGCAACTGAATGGATGGTTCGATTTTCTGAACTTCCATCCAGAGTTGCACTACGACGTATTGATGCCACGAGATCAGGAGATCGTTCCTCGTTACAAAACCAAGGTGCCGGTCAAAGACTCTATTTCGACCGACATTAACGGCAACCCTTTCGAGCATGAGGAAGAATGTGAAGTATGGGATGGCCCCAATGGGCCTGTAATCGTCGTTCGTTGGGATGGGCGTCCTTTGTATGCCTTCCAAGACATTGCCTTCTCGAAGGTTGTGGGGCCGACGCATTACATCACTGGCACTGAGCAACAGGAGCATTTCGCAAACCTGGGGCTGGGCGACAAGCACTTGCCTATGGGCCTTGTATTGGGCGCTGACGGCAAGAAGATGAAGTCTCGTACTGGCGATAGTGTCACGGCGAAAGAAGTGCTGGATCAGATTGTGTCACAGCTTGATCCGACACCTGAACCGAACAAGCTGGCGTGGAATGTATTGGCATGGAACTTCCTTCATGTCGCTCGTTCCAAGAGTGTGAAATATACACCGCAAGAATGGACGAAGCCGGATGCTCCGGGCATGTATATTTCCTACACTTATGCTCGTTTGCAATCGGCCATGAGTCAGGTGCCATATCGTGATCGCACGGCTCGGCATGTTGTTCGCATTACCGCAGCGGGTGTCAACGCAGTGTTTGATCCAGAGTACGATTTGACGCAAGGTGATGCCGAACTCATTGGCTTTGCAAATCAACATGCTTATTTTTTGGCACGAAGCATTGAGTCGTTTGACCCAGCGATTTTGGCAAACTTCACTTACGATCTTGCAGCGAAATTAGGACAAGCGTATCATCTGGACAAAATCGTTGATGGTCGTTGGGGATTCAAGTATTCTGTATCGCAGGCGTTGACACACCTTCGTTTGTGCATGTGTCAACTTGGCATGTTTCCTTTGGAGAAGATTTGATGGATGCTCAACAACGAGAGGCCGATCAGCGAGTCATCGCTTCTGAAAGGAAGATGACGGATGCCGAGTTTCTTGAAACCATGTCAAGAACGGACTCGTTGATTGACCATGAGCCTGATACCACCTGTGGCATGTGCCATCACCAATTCGTGATGGCACAGGTCGCTCGTGATATGATCGTTGCAGGCGAGACGGAAGACGTAATCAAGAAGTGGTCTGAGGAAGCCGAACGTCGTTGGCGTTCATCGAAATTTGTCCAGCTTTGGGACGAAGCTGTTGCTGCCGATAAAGACCCTAATGCGGTCTTCGAGGAACGTGGTTGGGAGCCTTAAAATGTCAGAACATGGAATCGTCAAAGATGGTTGTTGGGTGCCTTTGCCCCCAATCATGACTGTTGAATCCTTGTTGGCTTATGGATTTAGAGAATGGCCTGTCGGCCAACATGACAAGCATGATCGGCATTGGCAATTTTGCAAGCGTGATGAAAAGGGCAAGAAGCTCTATGTGCAGGTGCGACTGTGGGCGTTCAGTAAATACAGCAATACTGAACGAACAGTTGAAGACTCATTCGATGCCGATGTTCAGTTTGACATGAATGGTCCCAAGACATTCAACGTCAATATGAGCGTCAATAATATGACGCCAGCACAGGTCGTTGAATGGTTCGAGAAAATGCACGACACAATGGGATGTACTCATTACGAGTTGTATTCCGACGACCGATACAACGAAGAAGGCGAACAGACTTCTTTCGACTGTGATAAATGTGGAAGATATTTGCCACCAGAAGAAGCTGTCGCACCGTTTCTTTGTCCTGGGTGCAAGTACGAAACAGAGAGTGGTTTTAAGCAAGTTGCCAGAAAGGTCAAAGTAAAGCGTAGATAGCTTTACAATTTGGGCCTCTCGTGGTAGAATGTAGAGGTCCAGCAAAATTTTTTGGAGTAGAGAGAGATGAGAAATGTCAAAATCATGAATCAAGGACACGGCGGCAAATCTTCGGCAACATCCTGTCTTTAGCGACTCTAAAGTTCTAATCTTAGAACTGCATGGCGGGGAAGGTGGCGAAGACTCGAAGTTGTTCGTCGCCGATTTACTTGAAACCTATCTCAAATACGCTTCCAACTGTGGATTAGGCTATGAAGTCCTGACAAAAGAACACGGTCACGCAATTGCCAAGATCACAGGCAAAGGCGTCTGGAAAGCGTTTCAAAACGAACCCGGCAAACACGTTGTACAGCGTGTCCCACCCACAGAGCGTGGTGGGCGACGGCAAACCTCTATTGTGACGGTTTCTGTCATGCCGCTGCCTCCTGAGAACACTCAGGAGCCGCTTCGTGAAAAAGACCTGGACATTATCTTTCAGACGGGCAAGCAGAAGGCAGGCGGTCAAAACGTCAATAAGGTGGCGTCAGCCGTCCGCATGAAGCATAAGCCGACTGGAATGATGGTGTTCATCAACGGTAGAGATCAGAAGCAAAATCTCGATGAGGCGTTGCGCATTTTGACCTTCAAGGTCAATGAGCAAAAGCGGCTCAAGATCGAGGGCGAATACGATCAATCCCGTAAGACGCAGATGATGAGCGGCGGTGATCGAATTGGTGGTAGAGGCGATAAAATTCGCACCTACAACTTCATTCAGTCTCGTGTCGTGGATCACAGGCTTGGTCGCAAAACGGCAAACATCAAAGAGGTCATGAAGGGTAATTTCTCCATCCTGTTCAATGATGGAGAAATGTCTGGCAGTGACGACGAATAACTCGATTTTGCTTAATCGAGGGCCAGCATCTTCTTTTGGGGGTGCTGGCCTTTTTTGTTCGCCCGTACTCCTTTGTTATATCCAGCTTCAAAGGAGCATATTATGTGGCTTGAATTAGGCAAAGAACGACCGGGTGGTGTCCCACAGAACAATCCACGAATTTGGGTCAATACAGACCATATCGTGCGTGTAGAATTCATTCAGGAAGGTGCGGTATTGACCGCTACAGTCATCTCTACGAAGCCGGGCGGTTCAGATCGCACGATATTCAAAGGTGATGACGCAGAACGATTAAGACTGGCTTTGAATATGGAGCGTTCGTGGCAACCACTGCTCGACTATGAAAAGCCAGCAGAGCCAGAAAAGGCTGTCAAAAAACCAAAGAAATAAGCGAACCCGGTTTGCTTATTTCCTGTCAAGTAAACGGAGGGAAAAATGGCAAACGTAATTAAAGAACTGTACGACAAGAGATTGACAAATCTCGGCGGTCATCGCTGGATTCCAGACAACATGCACTACATCACAATGATGGGTAGTGTGGCCTATGGTGTTTCAAACGATACGTCCGACACGGACATTTATTCCTTTTGCATTCCACCAAAGGAAGAATTGTTTCCGCATCTTCGTGGCGAAATCGTAGGCTTTGGCGATGCCGTACACGCCAATAATAGATTCACCAATTACCAAGAACACCACATCAAAGATGTCGGTGCCGAGAAAGAATATGACCTCAACATTTACAATATTGTTGACTTCTTTCAGTTGGTGATGGAAAACAACCCTAACATGATTGACTCTTTGTTTACGCCTCAATGGTGCGTATTGCATAGCACCAGAGTCGGCCAGATGGTGCGAGAGCAGAGGAAGATATTCCTTCATTTAGGAAGCTGGAATACTTTCAAAGGCTACGCCTATTCACAGCTAAAGAAGTGTGGGTCAAAGAAGCGAACCGGGAAGCGAAAGCAAGTGGTAGACGAAATGGGCTTCGACCCTAAATTCGCTTACCATATTGTGAGAAATCTGAATGAAATCGAACAGATTCTCACAGAGGGCGATCTGGACCTACAGCGAAATAGAGAACAATTGAAGGCTATTCGCCGTGGGGAATGGTCGCTCGAACAGATAGAAGAATATTTCGAGCGGAAAGAACTTGAGCTAGAAACTCTGTATAATGAGAATAAAGCCGGTTTACCTTGGGGGCCTAAACACGATGGTTTGCAAGAGAAAGTTAAACAACTTCTCTTTCAGTGCCTCGAAGAACACTATGGATCGCTTGACAAATGTATTGTCAATCCAGATGCCGCAGTGATGGCTCTCCGGGAGGTTGGCGACGTTCTCGCAAAATACAGAAACCTTCTATGAAATTCATTCCGACAGATGTTGAAAACTGCACGGTCGTCATGATGGATCGCTATCATGACGACCGTGGTTTTTTTCAGGAACTCTACGAACAAGACAAATATACGCATGGCATTGAGTTATTGAATTGGCAACAAACCAATTGGTCCGTAAGCAACAAGAACGCATTGCGAGGAATCCATGTTGCTAATTATGCCAAGCTAGTCACATGCGTCTCAGGAAAAATATGGGACTTGGTAGTTGATCTTAGGACAAACTCGCCAACTTTCTTAAAGTACGTCGGAGTCGAACTGACTCCTGATGAACCCAAACAAGTCTATGTGCCGCCAGGATGCGGACATGGGTTTGTATCTCTTGAAGACAACTCTTCTGTTGTCTATATGCAGACTGGTCGATATGCCCAAGATGGCGAATTGACGGTTATGTATAACGAACCCAATCTTGCCATTCAATGGCCCGGCGAAAACCACACTATATCAGAACGTGACAAAGGTGGTCAGCCGCTCTGGTCTTTTCAGATGTGTTTATCTGAAAAAATAGACTATAAAATGAATGATGAGCTTCAATCTGTATGGGTCGCCTCTCTCCCTCCAGAAAACCAGGAAGAGTGGAACAAAAAATATCCTAAGTTAGAATAAAGTCAACAAATTGAATTTCCAATACATCTCTTGGAAACTGTGTTCCTGCCGCTAGAGCTTTATTTTCACTTACTTTCCATTGTTCTTTGATTCGTCTTAGGACGGCAGGCTCGTGAGTGAAAAATAGCTCTACAGGATGTGTGACTAATTCTTCTTCAGATATGGTTAGTCCTGCCTCTTCGATTATCTTTCTATATTCCGTCATAGGATCGAGGAAGTTTCTAGTGCGGGTTTCTTTTAGTCCCATACTAAACAATTCATCTGTGTCGAACACAAGATGCAGATAAGCTCTATTTAGTTGCTTATAAAGGTGCGTGCCGTGGCGACTGGTCCAGGGATGGCATCGTAAATAAATGCGACCATTTGGAGCTTTGACCTCGTTTGCTTTGATGAGTATATTTTCATCTGCGTGGTCAATGACATCATTGACCAGTATGACATCGTATGGGCCATTCTTTTTGATTTCGTCAAAATCAGTGCTGAATTGCAGGTTGACGGTATCTTCAAAGTGGCTCCAGTTTTGCTCGCTGGGATCATAGCCCATAGCCAATTTGACGCCGACGAGATTGGCAGCAACATAGGGAACATGCCCTTCACCGCAGCCGAAGTCTAGTAGCTTTTTATCGCTTAGATCGGTGCGAATAAAGTCATGTACGATTCCTGCTGCACGAGACAGCTTGTGATCCTCGTCTTCGCCGCAAATTAGGTCTTCAGGCACCGCCAGAGGCCATTTCTCGGATTTAGCGAGCAATCGGAGGGTTGTGATCTCCGATAGCCTCTCACGCTCACCAACGGGCATTGGGGGCGATTTGAGTTCTTCTTCGAGTAACGAACGCATGAAGCCTGTCATGTGTTCAAGCGCCCGGAGGTATTCTTTGATTGTTTTTTGGTCCATGTTTCTTTCCACCTAAGACTCTATTAGATGAGTGAACTTTGCGAAAATTGGAGCGTGCATGAAAGATTTTGAACGGACATTGTTAATTGGGGTCGTATTTGATCTATCGACGTTGCACACCAACGGTACTCGGAACTTGGATATTGTAAAGGATGTTCTTCTGAAGAATGTCTTGGATGTGAAGCCGTCATCGAAAATATATGTTTCTCATCCAAATTGGCATACAATCCCACGGGATCAGGGGGAAAGCACATATTATGTGATCTCCTATCAAGAGCCGCCAAATTTCTATGTTGATTCTACTTTGAAAAACGCCGTCACAGTTGTTGGCGAGTATGTCGAAGATTGTGATAAGTATATGTTTTTGATTACAGATCGTTTTCAAGCACCACGCAACTATCAATATCGCAAGGGATTTTTGGCAAATAATATCAGAGGCTATAGTACGAAGATGTGTGTCTTTGGCATAGGAGATGGTTATGACAACATGAATCTCAAATCATTGGCCGAAGAATACGAGGCACATTTTTCACACTTGTCAGACGCCGCCTCGCTGTCTGATGAACTTACCAAATTGTTGACGGGATACTAATGGAAAATCCAAAGATATTCGTAAAGCGAACTGTAGAAAATAATCCTTTTTACATGGCCCCGGTGGAAATCATCATTCCATTTCATGGCGAACAGGCTCGTGTTGCCAAGTTGATGGAGAGTATATTTACCACAGTGCATACCAACAGGTATTTGATTTCTCTAGTTGACGATGGTTCTCCGAACCAGACATTCATCAAAGATATAGACAAGAAGAAAATGCCTGGTGTGCGATGTTTTCGTACCGATGAAAACAAGGGATTCGGAGCAGCGGTAAATTTGGCACTCAAAACTCCGTGGAGCCAAAATATCACCTGGATCGCCATTATGCAGTCTGATGTTTTTGCAGAAGAAAACAATTGGCTCTCCAATATGGGAGAGACGATGAATCTACTCAAGAATAAAGGCGTAAAAATGGTGTCTCCAATGACCAACAATCCAATGGTCGAGTCAAATATTTTGACTGGACGAAAAAGTGATCGTCGGCCTGATGCGATTTTGACAGAAGGCTATTTGCCGATGTATTGCGTATTGGCTCATAGAGAATTGTTCAATAAAGTTGGGTCATTGAAAGAATGCCCGTATGCCGGAACCGAAGCTGAAGAATTCGCCGTGCGTATGCGATTGATGGGTTACAAACAGGCTGTGTGTGGCACCAGTTGGGTGAATCACTCTGGCGGCGCTACCCTTGCCAATTTCACTGAAAACATAAAGGTTCAGGAAATGTTGCGAAAGGTAAAAGAAGAGTTCGATCCAGGCCCTAAGAAAGAGGCCCAGGTTGGATAGATAATGGTGAAGTGATTAACTCTTCAACCTATTATGGAGGATATTCTCATGAGATGCAAAAAGCCAGACGGCACATACACGACAACCAGTTGGTTGTACTTCTACCCTCAGTGCGGTAGAATTCTGCAAGCCCTTGGCATCTGCTCTGCTAAGGCAGGCGCATATGTTCCAGCTATTACGGTATGCACTCAGCGTTTGTACTAACGCTTGATTGTTGACCATATTTAGAGAGGTTGCCCGATTGAAAAGTCGGGCAACCTTTTTTATTTGCCTTGCCAATTTTCACTGTGGTCGATCAGTTCTTTTGCGATTGCTTCATAGCAAGGACGATCAATGGTTCCTGCTGAGGGGCTATCGAATTCCATCACAAAGATTTGATGGACGACTTCGGTGATTTCCTTCAATCCTGGCGTGCCACGGATAGCCAGTTCACGCAAGATCATTCTGGCTTCAATATCATATTCGTCTTTTGGCACTACGCAGGGAACCAGATCAATCGGGTCATGTTCATACAGAATCCGTGTGAGCCAATCCAATGCGTTACCGAAGCGACACAGATCGTCTCTGTGTTCGAGATCATGGAGATGAAGCATCTCCATCCGTTGGTCTTGTGTGACTCCATTGCCTTTGCTGGTCTGAAAGATCAATCGCAGTCCCGCCATACGTTCTTTGGCAGCATTGTTCCATTCGGTGTATTTCATATTGCTCTGGTTATATGGGTGGCATAGCCAAAAATGTTGCTGATGTAAGAGTGATGCCCAGGAGGGGATAAGTATACCATCTTGCCGCCGTGCTTTTCAACCAACTGAAGCAGTCTTCCTGGTGAGCGAAACACAGCGCCCCACGTTTGGGCTTTGAGGTCATCTTGTTCGTATAGGGCTATTGCCCACTTGCCGTCCTGATGAGTAGGAATAAGCCTATCATCTAAATGGGAAAATTGGAGTGCATAAATGCCACCAACTTTTAGACTCTTGATGATCTTCTGAAGTTGAATCTCAAAGGCTTCATGACTCATGTGTATGCACACATTGTTTGAGAATACATAGTCGAACTTATTCTCAGGCAAGTCATCTTCAGGCAGAAATTGGCCGAGCGTATATGGCTTGACATTTTCAAGAGCGATTGGCGAAATATCAAGGGCATATACATTGCCGCCTTTTTGTTGGTAAAACTTGCTTGGGTTGCAAACGCCAACGCCGATAGCAAGAATAGTTTTACCAGCCAGAGAATCCGGGTCGATTCTCAAAACGCCTAGTTCAGTAGGCCCGTCACTACCCGTCAGACTGATGCAGTCTTGACGGGTGTGAACGTCGTTCCAAAAGTCTTGTATTTCGCTCATGCTTTATTAAGTCCGACTGAGACGAATTTTACTGCTCGACATATCAACCGGAGGCAAAATATCCGGTGGAATGATTTGGCCCATCTTCAAGAAGCGAGGGTCGATGCCGTCGAGTCCTTCTTCATGCGAAGCCCTTCCATCCATTATACGGTGGAAGACGATAAATTTGGCATCCTGGCGAATCAGGGTTGCCACTACTTCGTCAATCTTGCCGTATTTCGGGTCGCTGATCCGCTTAAATGTATCCCAGCCTACCACGAAGGTTGCGCCGTAGAAATATTCGGCCTTCTGCATGAAGGTCGCCAGCGACGTAAAGTGAATGTCTCCACACCACGGATTGACTTTTTGCGATTCCAGATGAGCGATCCGCTCTCTGAGATTGGTGTAATTGAAGGCAGGCTTATCGACATTGTGGACACACACTTCGAGATCGACTGGTTTTCCAGTAATCTCGAACACCTTGGCTGCAATGCCAGCATGTCCGGGGTGAAGTGGATGGAATGATCCAGCGAAAATAACTCGGTTCTCTGGACGGTCCATTCCAGCGGCGATACCAAGCGTGAGGGACTTCAACTGTCCGGTCAACAGCTTGAACATTTCCGGCGTGCCGGGGGTCATGACTTCTGTGACGTAATTATTCTCAAAAATGTCGATGGCTTCATCACGAAAGCCAGATGCAAACGCCAGCACACCGATTATAACACGGGCAACCAGAGTTTCTTCTTCGACTCGGTTGTGTCCACGACCAGTCAGGTCGATTTCGTAGGTTCGTGTGAATTCGCTGGTTTGAACAGCGATATAGGCGTGGTGTTCTCGTCCTTCACGCTCATGATCTTTGGCAAGCGAACAGGATGCGCCGATTCCGACAAGACTTTCGGCATTGTCCAGTCCAGAGTATTTGATGGCTTTCTGATATGCTGCCATTGCCAGATCACGAGCAGCGCCAGTGGAACAATATTTGTCGGGAGTTCCCTTCACAAAGTTGTCGAACGACTTCTGATCGTATGGTACAATGGCTTCCAACACGGTGTTGGAACCTTGGCCATATCGGAGAAGTTCTCCGATGACTTCGGCCCCGCCCCCGGTGAGAGCAAGCACTGCTTTTTGCGGAGTTTGATGGATTCTCAAGACCAGATCACGTTCTGACAGCGACATTTTATGCTCCCGTAAAAAATTGGTTCATCAGATTGTACCACGGCATTTGTGGGGTGTAAAATGTGTGGTGTAAAACTTCAAACTGGTCTTGTGGCCTTTCGCAGCTTTCGGTAGAATCGGGCGAGTTTCATCCATCACGGCATCGTGACCAAAAGGAGTTAGCCGATGTTAGTTCTGAGCAGAAAAAAAGACGAGTCGATTGTTATCGGGGAAAACATCCGAATCGTCGTCGTTGAAGTTCGTGGCGACAAAGTACGTTTGGGGATTGAAGCCCCAAGCGATATTCCTGTTCACCGACAGGAAGTCTATGACGCCATCCAAAACGAAAAGGGAAAAGGGGATATTGAGCTAGATGGCAAATCCTAGAATATGCCCTCATTGCCATGAAAATATTCCCACAGATCGAGATTTTACCTTTGATGAAAAGTTAAATCTCATCTGTGGGAAGTGTTGCAAAGTAGCCTTTCCGACAACTTCGGAAGCGGAACTTGCGTTTTCCCAGCCCGGCCTGAAACAGCCGTTAGCGTCTCAACCACACCAGACTTATATGCCGAGGCATAGGACTGGACCTCATCACGACGATATTCCAGAAGGATAATCATGGAGAAGACCTCGCTTATTGCCGAATTGGAGCGTATTTTCGGCGTTCTAAACCAAGCCTTATTTGGTGGTGAACTGGAGTCGGTAAGTTTCACTCTTCAACCCAAGAAGAAGGTTTCGTTGCGATGGATGCCTGATGTTGAGGGCATGATTATCGGAGTGGATTTTTCCAAACTGGAATATGGAGAAATCCCTGGTGCCATGCTGCACGAGATGATTCACGTCTCAAATCAACAGAAGGGTTTGCCAGACGTTACAACGAATCAATATCACAATAAGAACTTCCTTGAAGCTGCTCTGGAAGTTGGACTTGTGGTAATCAAGCACAAGACCCAAGGTTGGGCGATCACTTCGACCGTATATCCGAGAAACGTAGTTGAGCGAGTATACATCAAGCGGCCCAATAAAGATGCCATTCGGCGGCGAGACGATGCCTTTGATTCCGTTGATATGGACAAGGCTATATTCAAAGCCGGACGTGCCGATATGCGGGATCGAGTCAGAAGTGAGAAGCCGACCAAGACGTATTTCCTCAAATATCAATGCAACTGCCTGCCACCGCACAACAGCATTCGATCAGGAAGAAGGCCAGATGGACCCAATGCTTTGAATATCCAGTGTCTAAACTGTCGCTCTCTGTTTGAGTGCGTCACTGAACTAGACGAATAAAGGATTTGTATGGACAAAGAGACGCTGGCTGACCAGATTCAGAGCGTATTGAAGGAATGTCCGCATGTTCGGGGATATAAACTTTCCGTGATGGAGCTTTCTAACTCGGTCGTAATCGGAGGAGCCGTCAGTTGTTTCTACCACAAGCAGATGGCACAAGAAGCCATTCGTATATTTCTCAAACCTCTTGTGGAGAAAGGACTTATGTTGACGCTGATAAACGAGATCACCGTGAATTTGCCTCGTCCACGGGTCAACGACGAATAATCTTTTGCCTCCGATTTTACAACAATCGGATTGCGTGGTAGAATCTTCCACGCAATCCGATTGTTGTTTCGAGAAGGGGAAGAAGCTCATGGCCGTCAAGATCATATATCCTCCCCGGCCAAAGAGCAAGATGCTTCCCAAGGACTTGGGATACTACGAAAGCACTGGAAAATGGCTCGCTCAACGAAAGTTTCGTGGAAGTCGGGCCGTCATCAATATCTCACCGGCATGTGAGATCACACTCGGCAATCGCCACGGCACTTCTTTTGCCCGTTTTTCTCTTGACCGCAAACACAAGGAAGAAATTCTGTCCGGCCTTCACCTTCAGAAAGGTGTCGAATATTGGCTGGATGGCGAACTGATGAATAAGGACGAAAATGCTACGAACGAGATCATCTTGTTCGATGTTCTTCAGGTCGGCAAATATTTATTCGGTTCCCCCAATCAAGTTGAGCGGCTGAAAATGCTCGACGATATTTGTGGGAGTCCGAAGGAATATTGTCCGAGTGGCATTGCTCTAAAGGTCACGCCTCGCATTTGGATGGCCGAGACGTTCGCTTCGGATTTCACAAAACGCTTTGAAGAGGCGTTGCCCATTGTTCAACTTGAAGGTTTGGTTCTTCGCAAGAAGACTTCAGCTTTGGATCATTTCGGTCATGCCGAATATGAAACAAACAATATCATCCGGTGTCGGAAGCCATTTGCATCTGAGACGCCGAAGTCGCAGCGTTCGGGTGGATATGAATTCTAGTCTTGACACCCATGCCGATAAATCATACTCTGCCTCTGCCATTTTAAGGAGCGACGATTAAAGAAACATTGGCACGCACTAGAACCTACGATGGATCGTTTTTTTGACAGACCGACCGAACCCGAAGCAGGAGTGACTGATGAATAAAAGTGAATCTTTCCCGATGGATCGCATCCCGGAAGGCAGCAAGCATCTTTATGGTGCGTTGTTCGCCGTTCCGTTCGCTGCGGTGCGTACCCCGGACATTGACGAAGAAGAAACGTCAAAGTCGGAATACAAGTTCAGGAACCCCAGGCTCTTGACTGAGAAAGGGCAGAGTGAGTTGCTGGACAAGCGACTCTCGGCTGAACTTCGTGAGAGCATTAAGAACCGCACGTTGCTCAACCCGCTAGTGTGCAGATGGGTTCAAGAAGGGGATAACTACTATCCCCAACTGGTTGGTGGTGATCGCCGATACCGTGCATTGGACTTCCTCATTCGCAAGAAAGAGATCGTCACCGATCCCAGCAGTCTGCAACTGAACGACAAGGGCGAATGGGTTTATACCCAATGCTCGGCTGACAAAGCCTATGCAATGATTCCTTGTCAAGTCTTCGCCGTCAACGACGACTTGCAAGCCTTGGCGCTGGCCTGGGCTGAGAACAAGGGCCGCATCAACCTGACTGAAGGCCACGAGATTGCCGAAGTCATGAAGTTGCGTAAGGTCGGGGCTTCAGACGAGAAGATTCTTGAAATCTTGCAGCAAGACGAGAAGTGGTTGGCCGAGTCCGATTCGTTGATCGCCAATCTCGATACTGATACACTCGCAGACTTGCTGGAAAACCGGATCGACCGGGAATCGGCTTGTGAGCTTTCCAGCATCGAAGACGAGCATGTTCGCACCAAGGTTCGTCTTGCGGCGAACGAAGCGTCCAAGGAAGCCTGTAATCGCAAGATTAAGCGCATCCAGAAGCAGATCGAGTCGGCGCTTGAACGCAAGGAAATCGCCGAAGGCTCTGTCGCCGATGCTGAATTCCAGCACGATGACGAAGCGGCAGAAGAAGCCAAGGGCGAATTGGTTAACGCCGAGAAGAAGGTCACTCGTTCTGTGAAGGAACGGGATGAAACCACTCCGGTCACGTCCTTGAGGGACGTGAAGAAGGCCGAAACCGATGCCGGGGCCAAGCCGCCAAAGGAACATCGAAACGACGAGGATCGACCTCTCCGCATTCTGTCCTCGAAGAAGATTCAGGATGCAGTCGATTATCTTGATGCTGTTATTGCCAATGGCGGAAAGTGTCTCGAAGGCACGTTCATCGGTGGGCCGGGTCTGGTGACGGCGTTGGGATTGGCGAGGAAATTCCTCAATAATAACGTCTTGGCGAATGAGCCGGACTTCGGTTCGACCATCAAGCGGTACTTGGATGCTGCTCGTAAGATGAAGGCCGACCAGTCCCAGCCTGTCGAACGGGTTGAGACTGAAGAAGGCCAATAATCTTCCCTGGCAACGGGGAAGTGGTGGAGGGCGGCATCAGTCGCTCCTAAGCCCCGCCAAGAGAAATCTTGGCGGGGTTTTTTATTTGGCGGGCATAAATATGATAATGATACAAGCCTGCCCAAACTGCGGTCATGCCCTTCAGCGTGAATTGAAGGATGGCCTTACACATTGTTCCCATTGCAATCAAGTTTTTGATTCAAGCGATTTTAATCGTCTTTTATCAGCCGCTTGGCAAATACGCAGGGAGCATTTGTCGTTGGAACAACTTAAATGGCAATGTAAATTGGGAGACGATTATTCCATATTGATATACACATTTGTCAGTGACTATGGCTATGCCCACGATGAGTTAATCAAATTATTGCGAAAACTCGGCGTGGCAAATAAAGCGTATATCGACTTTTCGGCCTAGATCGAGCATTGCGGCTTTGGTATCCTCTTATTTATGGAGGATAAATATGAAGCCTTTTTCAGATTTGCGCAAACAACAATTTGGTTTGCATGTCGTTCTTGAATATGTTGATCGAACACCTAGCGGACATGCTCGTTGGTTGACTGAATGTTTGAATTGCAAGTGTCGTTCTATTCGTCACGGAGTAAATATCAAAAGATGCTCTAAAGTTTCAGGAGGTTGTCGCAATTGTTCTGGTAAGCCAAAGGGGTACATGGGTCTACATCAATTATTTACTCAATATAAATTACGTGCAAATAAAATAGGTCGTATTTTTAATTTGTCTATTGAACAATTTCAAACAGTTACATCAAGCAATTGTCATTATTGTGGTCGTGAGCCATATCAAATTAAAAACAGTGGTAACAAGAATCAAATTTCAACGTGGGGCATTTATCAATATAATGGAATTGATCGCAAGGACAATTCTAAGGGTTACATTATAGAAAACTGTCTTCCTTGTTGTGGAATTTGCAATCAGATGAAAGGCAGTATGTTGTATAAAGATTTTGTTGATTGGCTCGATGTTGCGTCCACTTTTCGCAAAAATAGAAATGGTGATAAGGTGATGGCGGACATCGGCGTCGGATACAGGGTCAAAATTCAAATTTTATGCGGAATGATCGCAGCAGGAAAGTCATCTTATTGTAAATTAGCCGCCAAAAAAGGAATGTTGATTTTGAACGATGACGCAATCGTCAATATGCTCCATGCTGATGACTATACGCTTTATAGTACCGATCTCAAGGTGTTGTATAAGTCTGTTGAAAATCACGTTATTGGAACCAGCCTTGCTATGGGCCGTTCAGTAATTGTTGATCGTGGACTCAATATGAGTCTTGCCGGTCGGCGTCGTTGGTTGGCCTTGGCTCAAAGTTTTGATGTGCCATGTGAAGCCATTCATTTCAAAAACGACGGACCAGAAGAACACGCTCGTCGTCGTACTCAATCTGATGGTCGAGGCCACACCTGGGAATATTGGCTTAGGGTTGCAGAGCTTCATAATTCCTTGTATATTCCACCTACTAAAGAAGAGGGCTTTGATGCCATCTACGATATTGGGTTTGATGAAATACAGCAAGGTAAAGTCATTCTTTAAGGGGACTTGTAAATGGAGTGTAGGCTCATTGATGGCAATGCCATTGCCGCCGATATTCGTAAAGAATTACGACAACGTGTGGCAGAATATAAAGCAACTACAGGTATCACCCCGACTTTAGTTGCTTTGATGGTGGGCAACAATCCAGCCAGTCAAATTTATGTCCAAAAGAAAATTGCTGCCTGTGATGAAGTTGGCATATTGGCATATCGAGTTGAATCAAATGAAGATGAGGACGATCTCCGAACTCATATTCGGAGATTGAACAATGATGATTCGGTGCATGGATACATTCTTCAACTGCCATTGCCTCCAGGATGGAAACCCGATAGATATTTTTCTGACTTCAATCCGTATAAAGATGTGGATGTATTCCACCCGGAGAATGTAGGCTTGCTGGTTCAAGGGCGACCCAGGTTTAGACCTTGTACGCCACACGGTATTCAGGTGATGCTCCATAGGAGCGGCATTAAAGTTGCGGGAAAGAAAGTGGTTGTCATCAATCGCAGCAATGTGGTTGGCAAACCTCTATCCTCAATGCTTATTCAAGAGTGCGATGATTACGCCAATGCCACGGTCACAGTATGCCACGACCGCACGCCTCCTGATCTTCTCAAAAGCGTTACTCAAACAGCCGATATTGTAATTGTCGCCGTGGGCAAACCGGGATTCCTGACTCCAGATATGATTCGACCGGGAGCGGTAGTGATTGATGTGGGCATTACACGAATTGGAAACAAGGTAGTTGGAGATGTTGATTTTGAAAATGTCAGTAAAGTTGCTGGTGCTATATCTCCGGTCCCAGGTGGTTGTGGACCAATGACAGTTGCTATGTTATTGGAAAATACTTTACAAGCTGCTAAATATCAAACAAAAAGCCATTGATCCGAATAGATACTGTATGGGAACATACAAAAAAGATATTCGTCAAGAACGTAGAGATTTAGGTCTGTGCATTTACTGTGGAAATGATGCAAAAGGATTTCGTCGTTGTGAGTCTTGCAGAGAAAAATCAAACAAGGCAACCGCTCGTTGGCGAGATAAAAACAAAGAAGCTGGTTTGTGTATAAAGTGCGGCAAACCTACCTCAGAAGGTCATACTCGTTGTGAAGATTGCCTAGTTTCGCACAATGCTGTTTATTCACAGAGGAAACAGCGTGGAGTTTGTCTTTATTGTGGAAAGTCGTCTGATTATGGACATTGTGAAATTTGCTATCTGAAAAAACGAGCGACAAGACATTTAGGAGATGCTTCTATGTGGATTTTGCTAAAAAAGATATTTGACGATCAACAAGGGATTTGTCCATATACGGGAATCGAATTACAGATTCGAGCGAACACCGAATTAGATCATCGCATCCCCAGAAGCAAAGGTGGCACGGACGAGTTGTCGAATCTACAGTGGGTTTACGCTCCGGTGAACACAATGAAGTGGAATATGACTGAAGGCGAATTTTTGGCGACTGTTGGAAAGGTTGCCGCCCACATGCTTTTGGAAAATACTTTGGCCGCAGCCCAGCTTCAAGGGCAGTAGGCTTTACAACCACAACTATTCGGTGGTATAATTCTCTCACAGAAAAGGAGACTTTAACCGTGAACGATTTGCGTATTTTTGGCCTGGGATCGAGCGTTGAATACACAGATCAAGTATGCAAGGCGTTATCGCTCAAGCGATCTGACCACAAAGAGACGTGGCAAGACGATGACGAGCCTTACGTCCTTTCCCAAGAGAATGTTCGGGGCTGTGACGTATTCATCGTGCAGAGTTTGTACTCCTGTCACAAAGAGCGGCTGGCAGATAAGTTCCTGAAGCTCCTGTTGTTCGCTCGTTCTCTTCGTGACGCATCGGCCCGGCGTATTACGCTTGTGTTGCCGTATTTCGCATTTCAACGTCAGGATCGAAAAACCGAGTCCAGAGCGCCGGTATACACCAAATACATCCCTGAAATTGTCGAGGGCTTGCTTCGTCCCGACGACCGCATTTTGACTATTGATGCTCACAACCTGAGCGCATATCAGTCGGGCTTCCGGTTGATGCTCGATCACCTTGAGGCGAAACCAGTTGTCTGTGACTGGTTCAGCAATGCCGCTGCCCGACTTTGGCCCGAAGTCGATTTCGACAATCTCTGTTTTGCATCACCCGATGAAGGTGGCGTCAAGCGTGTTGGTTTCTATCGAAAACGTGTTCAGTCTCAGATGAAAATCGAGATCAGCACGGCGTCAGTCTACAAAACCCACGAGGGTAAGCAGATTGAGGCACATGGCGTGATGGGTAACGTCCAAGGCAAAGACGTGTTCCTGATTGACGACATGATCTCGTCTGGAACCACGTTGGTAAAAGCAACCGATGCCATTGAGAAGGAAGGCGGCAAAGTTCGGGGTGCTATCGCAACGCACGGTTTATTCGTCGGTAACGCCAATGAGCGTATAGGGTTACTGCAAGAGCGTGGCATCAGGGTTATCGTCACCGATACTGTCCACACCAATAAGTTGGACCCAAAGTTGCAGAAGTCGTTGGTGGTTATTCCGACCGCTCCGCTAATCGGTGAAGCGATTCGGTGTATTCACAACGAAGAGTCTGTCAGCAAATTACTTTCCTAAAAATCTGGTTGTCAAGACCAATACCCCCAAGTATAATCGGAGGCGCACAGTGGCTCTCAAGATTTGTCCTGCCTGTCAGAAGCAGGTTGGACCCAGGACAAAAAAATGTGATTGTGGACACCAGTTCGCAACAACCACGGCGGCGGTTCCAGCTAGTGGACAGTCTATGTCACTTGACCCTTTGGACAAGCGCATCGCTGAGTCTGTTGGCAATGTCCGTGACATTATTTCCAGAGTCGAAAATCGCCCTGCCTCAGCAGTTCCAACCACAGTTCTCAACAATGAGGATGTAGATCAATCGCCTCGGCGCACAACGGTAGTACAGCAGCCAGTTCGACCACAACGATTTTATGGTGGTGGCGGCGGCAAGATTGTTGCACCAGCGGGTGAGTGTCCATTTAAGCCCCAAGGATATAAAGACAAATGGCCTGATGGCCCAGCCTCAGATGAGGTTGTCCAGAATTGGGCTATAGACGTGTACAACTACGGCGAGGGTAGATACGCAATTGATGCGGTCATCTACTTCGCTCGTCACTTTTGGGACATTAACGGGCAAGAATATCGCAGGATTCGTGAACTGATTGTGAAGACGTTACAACCTTCACGTCCATCCGATCACGAATCCGGTGATGAAGTTGCTTAGGCACTCTCAGCGGACAACTGTTCAACCGGAGAGCGAAGTGTTTCTACTTCAATGCCTTCGGTTGTCAGTTCAGACCGCAATACAGTGATTTCCTTGTCGGCTTCGATGCCAATGCGGACCTTATTGCGGTTATCAATACGGACGACAGTAATCCTAATGTCTTCCATATTTGGACCCTTGAGAATGATAGTTTCGTCTTTCTTACGACTTAGTACGAGCATGGTTATTCCTTTCTTAGCTTGTTTGCTTGCGTGCTGTACGCTGTATCCGTTATTAAGTGAGTGCGGATACAGATTTTCTGTGAAAGGGTGAGAAATTTTGTCTGCGGCATCTTTACACTCAGGATATTTGACGTAATATCTGTGTAGAGGGACGAGTTTTCGGTATACGATAGTCAGCGTGATGCACAGTCCCAGCACACGCCACCGACAAGAACCTGGGACTGTTTTGGGAGAAATCCGATGGCGCAAGTTACGAAGTACGACGATCAACTGGAAAGCAAGCTGAAAGAAGCCGAATTGCTCCAAGAGCAAATTGGCCTGTTGCAGCGTGTTCGAGAAATCGAACTGGAAATCACTGGTGGTGTGGTCGCAGTTGCCGCAGTTCCCACTGTGAGGACCACCGCTCCGGTGCAGGCTGCTGTTGCCGCTCCTACGGGCGAAGTCAAGCGTCGTGGTCGCCCGAAGGGAACGACTAACGCAGCCAAGGCCGCAGGCGTTGCAACCGATGACGGCAAGTCGGTCGATCTTCCGACACTGTTGGAAACGATTGCCCAACAGGTCAATCGTCCTTTGCTGCTGGCAGATTTCGTCACGCTGGCTCGTGAAGCTGGCTACACGACCAAGGCCAAGGACTTCAGCAACATGGTCTATCAGTCCGTGCTGAAGCTGGTCAAGAAGGGGCTGTTCAAGAAGAACGAAGAGACTCGTGCATACGAGTACGTCGGCAAAGCAGCCTAACCGACAACGATGAAGGTCCGTGTGTGCGGACCTTTGATTTTGGAGTTTTACTTTACAACCCTACTGAAACAGGGTAACATCCTCAAGGAGAAGTTTGATGGCTACGACTGAACAACCGAAGGTCAACAAGACCGCTTTCGTTCGCAACGTCCTGAAGGAGATTGGCGCAATCACTGCCACTCCACCTGAAGGCTGGCGGCAGAAGGTCGAGGAGGCGCTGGCAAAGCAAAATTTGAACATGCACCAAGTCACCATCTACCAGATTCGTCAGAAGGCAATCAAGGAAGCGGCTGGCGCTCCTGCCGCCATAGACGATAAGAAAAAACAATTACTTGAAATGGCTCGTCGAGGCGATCCTAAACCTAGTCACATAAAGGGAAAGTCCAAGGGTCGCCCAAAGGCCCAGGCTACCGCCCCGATTGCTCCGGCTCCGGCTCCTGTCAATGGCAATGCCAATCTGACTGTCGCCGATCTGCAAGCGGTGCTGGAATTCGCCAAGAAGTTCGGTGGACTGGACGGGCTTACCGAAGCCGTCAGCACCATCAAGTCCTTCAAGAGCTAATTGCAAGCTGGCATGGCATGGGAAAACACTAAGCGGGTATCCGAGATTCTTTATCGGATGCCCGTTTAGCTTTTATGGAGAAACAATATGGAAAGTCCATTTTTGTTGCGTATTGTGGGCAACAAGATTGCTCCGGTCGCCATGAACCCTAATGTTCCCACACTTAGTTTTTGGTGTGAGCTTCATCGTTCGGCAGGTCAAGATCGCAGCCTTGCCGTAATCATGATTCCAGATAACTGGCATGATATGCTGGTTCAAGATGCCCATATGCAAATGGGAGCAATGGTCTTTGCTGCCTCTCAAGCCAAAGACTATTGGAACCACAAGTTTGGGCCATTATCCAAAAAAGAAATACATGATCGGGCGTGGTCGTCTGAGGCAGAATTACTTCATTATTTTGCTCGCACCGCTCCTGACTTCAAAGCCAACGACTACCAGAAGAAGATCATGGAAAAATACCAAAAGGGTATTGAATCCGTAGATGCTCATTATGTTGGTCGTGAATACGATGGTGTTTTCCCGCCGTTTCCAGTTAATGTCAACTCATTCCGATAGGTAAAAAAATGGCTGTTCGCCGTCCCGAATTCATGGATTGACGAAATCGTGGCGTATTACGTTTTGGACAAACCAGGCGTTTTCGTTTATAGTCCCTTGGTGGACTCCATTAAAGCTCGTACATTATCTTTGCAGAAGCCAAACTCTTGTCGTTCGATAAACTCGTAAATCACACCTGTCAATTCAGATGGCTTTGTGAACACCTGGGTTAAGCCGGGACACTTCATGGGTTCCTTCGACGTGAACTCAGCGTATCCTGCCGCTTGCCATTGTTTCATTATGTTCTCGACACTTTCAACTTGGTAGGCGATATGGTGAATGCCGCCTACTCCATTGCGGGCCGCAACCCAATTTGCGACAATGGACCCAGCCGTGCCATCACTCACGAAGATTTCTGGCGGCAGATGATATTCCTGTAGCACTTCTCCAGCAGGCAAGTAGTTTACTTCCTGAACGGTCCAGTGTACGCCACTGTTTTTCTTTTCTGGTGGCTCCAGTGCAATGCACTGCGCTGTTTGACCATCACCGAAGTCGATGGTAAATTCTTGTTGGACATGATAACCCAGGGAATTCATAAAGAAATTCGCTGATTGATGTCTATCTTTCACTCTATAAGCAATATGGTCGAGTCTAATGGGAGTCTCCTTTGTGTGAAACAATTGCTTTACACATTTCAAGTAAGTATTGTTCTGAAAAAAATTGCGGTATTATTGAAGAGGACTTGATCTACTTAACAATGGGGTATAAATCATGGTTAGTGGTCCCACATTTATAGAAAGGGTCTTTTCTTTTCCCAAAGAAATACAACAAGAATTGTGTGTGGCTCATACATATAAACCCGTGCCTAAAGACATTCTAATTGTTACTCATAATCAGTTTGAGCATCTTCAACAGTGCGTGCAGTCGATTCGAGATAACACCGAAGATTATCAGATTTATGTGTGGGACAATGGCTCGCAAGAAGACATGCGGTCTTGGTTGGCTTCCCAGCCTGATATTATTGTGACTCGAAGTGAAACAAACCTTGGCTTTATCATTCCGAACAATCGCTTGATTGCCCAAGGTGAAAATCCGTTCGTCATCCTTTTGAATGACGACACGTTGGTATATCCAGGTTGGGATAAAGCCATGATAGCACATTTGCAAAACGGCATAGCGTCCCAAGTTGGATATGTTGGCGGTTGGCTTGATGGTGATGCAAAAGGCTCGAAGTTTGGGTGGGGCGGCTCGATGGACTATATCCCAGGTTGGTGTTTTGCTATAAGCCGTGAAACATATCAAGAATTTGGCCTGTTTGATGAAACACTGGTTTTTGCGTACTGCGAAGACGCCGATTTCTCTATGAGGCTGACCAAGGCGGGAAAGCAAATCGCTGCTTTACATCTTGGCCTTGTGCATCATTTTGAGAACCAAACTATCAAGAATTCGATTGGTTTCCATGACTGTTGTACCAGTTTTGCAGGCAATCACGCAGTTCTGAAAACACGTTGGGGAGATCGCATTTCCACAAGTCGTTGATGTAAAACGACTTGTGGCAAAAACGCTGGGAACAAGTTCGATTTACACGCCGCAATAACTGCGGTAGAATGAACTTAGGAAATTACAACAGCCGCTTTAGATCATTGAAGGGGAAGAATTTATGGCAAAGAGGACGACGACAAACACTCCGTTGTGTGACTACTGTGGAAAAACCAGTAAGGAAGCGGGACTTTTGGTGGAAAGCCCTGTCGCCGACCGTGAGCAAAACGGTCGCCCGGCTGGGTCACGGGTATTTATCTGTGCCGCTTGTGTTGAGCTATGCCAGACGATGGTGAAGCAGAAGAATCAAAAGAAGAGTGCTGGGGTGTCCTTGCCGAAGGAAGTTCCTACCCCACGAGAGATCGTTGGGTATTTGGACCAATATATCATTGGGCAAGAGCGAGCCAAGCGAACATTGGCGGTGGCTGTATCGAATCACTATAAGCGTTTACGAGATGATGCTGCTCGACTGGAAGAAATTGATATCACCGATGATCTGGCTGAAACCACCATCGAAAAGAGCAATATTCTTCTGATCGGTCCCACGGGATCAGGCAAAACATTGCTTGCCAAGACGCTGGCAAAGATTCTTCAGGTTCCGTTTGCCATCGGTGACGCCACGACGTTGACGGAAGCTGGCTACGTTGGAGAAGACGTGGAGAACTTGGTGTTGAAACTGCTTCGAGAAGCAGATTTCGATGTCGAAGTGGCTCAAACTGGCATCATTTACCTCGATGAAGTGGACAAGATCGGAAAGACGAGCCAGAATGTAAGCATCACTCGTGATGTATCTGGCGAGGGTGTGCAGCAAGCGTTGCTGAAGATGCTTGAAGGAACGACCTGTAACGTCCCACCGACTGGTGGTCGCAAGCACCCGGAGCAGCAGTACATTCAGGTCGATACGACCAATATCTTGTTTATTGTTGGAGGCACGTTTGTTGGCCTCGAAGACATTATCAACAAGCGTATTGGGCGAAAGTCCATTGGCTTCGGCGCTGGGCGTGAGGCACAGGAAGCTGAAACAGAATGGATTCTGGAGCATGTGACTGAAGACGACTTGGTTCATTTCGGGTTGATTCCCGAACTGATTGGTCGATTGCCGGTTATCACCCCTCTGAAGGCCCTTGATGAAGATGCTCTGGTTCAAGTATTGACTGAGCCGAAGGATGCTTTGGTGAAGCAATACAAGAAGCTGTTCCGATACGACAAGGTGGGTTTGGAGTTCACACCTGAAGCACTGAAGGAGATCGCCAAGACCGCTGCAAAGAAGGGTACTGGCGCTCGTGGGCTTCGCAGTGTCATCGAGAGCTTCATTACTGAAGTGATGTTTGATCTGCCAGAACATGGTGGCAAAGTTGTAACGATCACCGACAAGATCGTTCGTGGAGAAGAAACAGTCGCATTCCCCACGAGCAATAAGGCGGCATGACACTCATTTAAGTTAGGGGATGGATTGTCCGTCCCCTAATATTGCAGACAGAGAAGGCAACAATGACAAAACCATATCTCCGACTGATCGGGGACGTTCACGGCAAGATGGAAGAGTATATTTTTCTGGCAGAACAGGCAGAAAATACTATCCAGCTTGGCGACTTGGGGTTTTCGTATAACGCTCTGGCGAAGTTCTTGGACCCGATTAAGCATCGGGTTCTAGGTGGAAATCATGACAACTATGAAGTGTTGGATAGTCGCTTTCATAAGCAGCCACCGCACTTCTTGGGCGATTATGGGGTGCATAACATCCCTGGTATCGGTGATTTCTTTTTCGTCCGAGGCGGTCACAGCATTGACAAAGCACAGCGAACCGAAGGCTACGATTGGTGGCCCGGTGAGCAGCTTTCTTATGTTGATGCTGCAAAAGCACTAGAAGAATACACCAAGGTCCGACCAGCGTTGATGTTGTCCCATGAATGCCCAACCAGCATCATTGATATGATTGCCGGTTTTAAGACATGGGACGGCGAGCCAATTCGCCCTAGCATGACAGCTAATGTCCTTGAACAAATGTTTGAGGAACACAAGCCGTTATTGTGGGTGTTTGGGCATCATCACAAGGTCTTTGATATGGTTGTCGAAGGCACACGGTTCGTTTGTTTGCCTGAACTGGCTTGTCTCGATTTTGATCGTAAAGAGGCCAAATGAGTTACGTTGTAGCAACATACATGAATCTTGATGCCTGGAATAAAACAGGTGTCAATTGGCTACGAAAAGCCAAATCAGCAGGACTGACTGGCTTTATCGTAGGTGATAATCTACCGACCGATGCTGAGTTAAAGGCAAAAGAATTGGGATTCAAAGTGGTCCCTGTGATTGTCAAGTTCGGCGACGAACGTGACCAATATCGAACGGTAGCAGAAACGATACAGAAAGGTCAGCGGTGCCTTTTTGTAAATTCCAATATTAACCCGAAGGGAGGCATATCAGAAGCAAGAGAAATTACATGCAACCAAGACGAGTCTCTTGAATTGCTCGAAATGGTATCTCTGATTAGGAATTTACATGACCGGGCTAAAGCGGTCGTTCAAATTCGAGAGAAGATCATTGACGTGCATAAAGGCTTACTCTCAACAAATAGCGTTTTAGGAACGTGGGATTTTTGGAATAGCCTTAGCGCATTCCACGATTACCTGCAAGAAAAAAACTACCTTGATCGACGGGCTTCATATAACGAGTTGGTATTCAACCTGTATGTCGCCTTAGCAGAGTCGATTTCCCTGGAGGTCTGTCATGATTAGCGCACCACGGAATATTCCGTATTTTTATAACCGTGCATCAGTAGTTCAGTTGAGCCGACTACGAAAGACTTTTCGGCACTTTGGCGTCAATAGCCATCATACCCTTGTGGGTGAAAGTCTGCTCAGGCTTGGCAAATACGTCACAGAAAGCGCCGTCTGTCAACTGCCAATTGATGCCCCTGGCAAGGCCCTGTTCCGCATGTACAAGTATTACGATTCTCTCGAATAGACGTTTTTTCAATTCGATATTCTTCTGACCGCCCGGCGAAATACTTTCGTCAGGGCGGTTTTCTTTTGTCATTTCTGGACTTTCCTCGCTACTTTTTCGTATATGGTAGCTAGATATAAGAATGGAAAAGAAAACATGCTGTCAATGTGAATGTGAGAAACCTGTTTCTGAGTTTACTAAGCGAGGCGATAAGCCTGGGAGTTGGTGTAAAGTTTGTTACAACTCTTACAAAAGGGCTAACGGGTATAATTCTTACTCAGAGCGGAAGGAATATCTTGCCGCTGCACAAAGAAAAAATAGAAAAACACAAAATCATAAGCGTTGGGAAAGTGACTATCGAAAAAAGTATGGTTCAACTTTTTCTGGCATGGTTACTAGCTTATTGTGTAATGCCAAAGATAGGGCAAAGAAAAATGAGTTGGAAATAGATTTAGACAGAACTTGGATTGAACAACATTTGCATCCTCTTATATGCGAGGCTACCGGCGTAGAATTTACTATGGAGAGGCAATCTGGTGTGTCTCATTCGCCTTTTCGTCCGTCGATAGATAGAATCGACAACAAGAAAGGTTACATTAAAGATAATTGCAGAATTGTTTGTGTTATTTACAACAAAGCCAAATCAGACTATAGCGAACTCGACGTAGTTAAAATGGCAAAAGGATTAGTCAAAAAATGCACTTAATATTTGTTTACGGAACTTTGAAAAAAGGTTTTGTCCGTCATAATGCCATTCGCAATCAGCGTTATATTGGCATTGCACGAACAGAGCCTAAGTATGGCATGTTTGGCTATGGTGGGTATCCGGCCCTGGTGGATGAAACATTGGCAGAGGTGTCTGGCATAACCGCCAAAACTCGCATATTTGGCGAACTATATGAAGTCGATGATGCGTGTATGCAGGAACTCGATAAGATTGAAGGAACGGATCGAGGTTTATTCGAGCGACGTGATATTGCCTTGGGTGAAATCACGATGACGACTCTTCCAAGTGACGAGGCTGTTTGGGGTGGTTTGACTCGTAAAGTTGCCCAAGCATACTTCTTCAAAAAGAAGCTGGCTGGTGCCGGAGATTGCGGTCCTCTTTGGGTCCAGAAGTAAATTAGACTCTGATTTACAGCCCACAATTTTTGTGGTAGAATCCGTCATGAAGACTACAGAGGCGGTTCTACAAGGGCTGTTGAAATATGCCCGCCCTGAAATCCTAAAGGAATTCAGGGCGGATTCATGTATCGCATCCACTGCCGTAGGGCTTGATATTCTCATGCACTACGGCATTCTTGCTGAACCTTTTCCCGTTCGCACGTTAATCTTCAACGAACCTTTTACAAGCCGTCTTGAAAATGGCCAAGGTTGGCCTACCGGACAACAAGTTCGAGTCTGGACAGAAGAGGATGGTTCTTACAGCGTTGGCATTGGCGTTGGAACTCAACAGCCCAATAAGTGGGCGGGGTATTTGGCTATATTGGTTGAGAAGCGATTACTTCTGGACCTTTCAATTGACCAAGCGACTCGTCCTCAGTATAACATGATGTTAGAGCCATTGTGTGTTGAAATAGATGAACAATTTATTTCTGGTTCTCCGAAAGTATTCAAAGCTGGACAATGCGTAGTCCGAGTTGATGCTTTGCTTGGCAATGAAGGATATACTTCCTCACCAGATTGGTTATTTGCTGGACGTAGACGGAAGATAGTCGCTAACACCTTACGACTCATTCAGGGAGAATTGTAATGGAGCCGATTTATGTTTGGTCTTTGATGGGAACGGCCATTACCGTACTCGCCGCAGCCTGCATCTATCTTGGTCGGTTGGTTCGGTCCCAACGACACAAACTCAAGACATTCACTACTGCTCGTAAGCAGTCGATGATGGATGATCTTGAACTCGCCACCAGCGATCAATTGCTGGGTGAATTGCGAAAGCGTCCTGGTGCGCCTTACTTGATGTTGTCGCCCATTCAGGGCGAAGACCATCATGGCCTCAGTATTGAGATTCACAATATTCCTCCAGTCCCATGTCTTCAGATGTTGCACATGGCAACTAGCTTGACGTTCCATGAACTAAAGAAGCGTGGTGTTGAAATACCTGACTTTCCAGGTGGCCCGGACCAAGAATGCGAAGAAGGTGAAGAGTGGAAGCAGGATTTTTAAGGAAAGGAAAGGCAATGGTGTCACGGAAAGACCTTCTTGATAGAGCTTCTGAAGTAACAGAACTTGCGAAATGGTGGGCCACACGCCGCAATTGGAGATACCATCAGATTCGTAAGTTAGGGTCAATGGAAGACTTCACGAATGATGTTTGGGTTGGTCTTCTCAAAAATTTTTCGGACCCTGATAAGAATGTTGAAGTCAGTTTTTCAACAGTTGTCGTGAAGCACTGCGAGTGGCAACTATGTTCATCTGCTCGAATGGGAACAATTGCTTCACGAAGTTTCAGGGAAAAATTAAGGCAAGCTGAGTCTGTACAGGCCGACAATATCGTTACTGATGACAGTGAAATAATCGCACAATGTGACGACAAAGCGTTGAAGCAATCAATTGCAAAATTGATGCTATCTTTGACGTGGAGAGAAGCCGCAGTTATTCGTGCTAGATTTGGTCTTTTTGGTGATGATAGCTTAACGCTAGAAGCCATTGGCAAAATACTGAATGTTTCGAGAGAAAGAGTCCGATCTATTGAAAGTAAAGCCTTGGGAAAAATTCAAAATTGTTTTAATCGGTCAATAAAGCTATTGCCTTTTTTTGATGAAATTTGCAGAGAAGCAGAACAAGAAAAAAACCAGGAAAAGCGAAATCTACTTTACCGTAATATATTTTTACATGGAAGAAGCGAGTGAGTAATGGATGTAGAACAAAAAGTAAAACAAACGATTTGTGATTGTTTGTGCGTCGAGTTGGACGCCATAGAGGACAATTCAATTAGGTTAAGCGATTTAGAAGCAGACTCGCTTGACTTGCTTGACCTTGATTTTCAACTCGATAAGCAATTTGACGGCAAGTTGATTAACGAAATGACTGTCTCTTTGGAGACGACAATTCAAGACGTAATCAACTTTGTCAGGACGGAGATCGGGCCGGTAGCCTAGTGACTAAAGCGACGGGACTGTAGCTCAGTGGTAGAGCAAGGAACTCATAATTCCGTGGTCGCTGGTTCGATCCCAGCCAGTCCCATATAATGGGTTTTAGTCCCACCCGGCCCAGGATTTCTGAGTGGAGCAAGAAACCAGATGGCGATTAAAGAAGATGTTCTTGGCTACTTGCAAGTTTTGAACTCACCAGAGGTCTTGGCACACCTCACTGCTGAAGAACATCGGATTTGTCGTGCCAACCTTCTCGGCTGCTTCTCCAGGCTCATGGAAGTCTTGGAGAAGGACGTGATGAATACCGATCATCGTGTCATGTATATGCGAATTCAACATCGGGAATATTTGAACGCCTATAGGATGCTACCAGTTGGTCATCCTGAGCTTGTTGCCGCTACTGAAGAAACCGCCTCGATGCTCTTTGAGTATCTGAGAGGCAGCTATCTCAGCCCGGACGAGGCCCTCACCAAAATATTGGAAAATCAAAAATGCGAGCGCTGATAATTGACGAAACGGCAAAAGCCGCCATTGCTGCCGTCTGTGAATACGCAGATGAAAATCGTATCGACTTCAAGGAAATTCAGGCTAGGGTCGCCATCCCTGATGGATATTCGCCAATTGGCGATGATCCAAATCATTGTTGTTATTTGGTTGATGGCTTCAAGTGCGTTTTCAGCGTTGAAGAACAGCCTTGCGGCTGGACTCGACACCTTTCAATATCGGTAGCGGCTATTGATAAAATGCCGCATATCGAAGCAGTCAAACTACTTATGCCTGAATTTGGCATCGAGAAGCCTCTGGATGAATGTCACATCTATATCGAGGAATCGGTTCCGAAGTCAATCAATATTATTTGTACGATATAGTCTGGATCGAGCTTTGCAGCCCGGATATAATCCACCCTATCATCCCGATAGGAGGTATATCCAATGGTCCAGGTCCAGATTACTGATGAGACACAACAGCGAGCGGAAAAGCTGTTGGAGGCAACACTGCGAGTATTCTATCATCCGACGTTTGATGAACTTAAACAAAGGAAGAATATTCTTGCAGATATACCCGGTCACGAGAAGTTTCAAAAAGATGGTGAAAAGGTTCAGAAGCTACGAACTAGCAAGATCGCACCAGAAATGCGACCTTGTTACGAAGCCCCGTTGTTGAACTTCGAGCAGGAACAACATTTGTTCCGCAAGATGAATTACTTCAAGTATCGGGCGAAGAAGTTAATGGAAGGGATGAACCCGAAGAGAGTCGGCGAAAAGCGAGTCAAAAACATTGAAGAACACTTGGCCATTGCCGATTCGATCCGCAATCAAATTGCGGAATCGAACTTCCGGCTTGCCACTCAAATCCTCAAGGGGCAGATTACTTTTTACCGTGAACATAGTTTGACAGATGCGTTGCTCAGTGATGGGTATTTTGACGTGTTGAAGGCGGTTGACTACTTCGATTGGACGAAGGGCTATCGTTTCAGCACATATGCAACCTGGGTGGTAAAGAAGAATTTCTTCCGAGACTCCAAGCAGAAGATCACATATGCCGAGAGATTCACCTATCTGGATGACTCTCGTGCTGAAATGCTCAACTCAAGGGGCGAAGGATACCAAGAAGAGAAAGATTACACAGGCCGACAAGAGTTGGTCAAGAAGTTGTTGAAACTATTGTCTGAAGGCGACAATAGCACGGATCGCAACCGACAGGTTCGTGTGCTAGAACATTACTTCGGGGTCAATGGCACCAACCGACAAACATTGGAACAGATCAGCGAAGAGATCGGCGTCACTAAAGAACGGGTGCGACAACTCAAAGAAAAAGGTTTGCTTTGGATTAAGCAGAAGGTCGAAGAGTTGGGCATCCAATACGAAACGGAAGAATGAAATGAATGATAAAAACGAAAATGCCAAGCGGTTGGCATACGAAGCCCACGAAGGGCAGTTCAGAAAATACACGGGTGAACCATATATCGTTCACCCGGAACAAGTCCACGACAAAGTAACTTTATTTTGTCTTGATAAGGGTTTGCCTGAAGAACAAAAGAGGTTGATGCAACGAGCCTCATGGTTGCACGACGTAAAAGAAGATTGCCCACAAATCAGCGATGAGCGTATCGTCAGCGAAGCTGATGAAGAAACGCTTAAACTGGTTCTCGAACTAACAAATCCATCAAAAGGATCAAAAGAGCCACGGGCAGTACGGAAGAAGATGGATCGTGACCATTTGGCCGTTGTTTCTTGGGAAGCCAAAGTCATCAAACTTTGTGACCGCATCTTAAATCTTCTTGATCTGAAAATGAATGCCCGTTTGCCTAACGGTCCACCAAAAGATTTTCTTGCTCTTTATGCCAAGGAGAGTCGGGCGCTTTTGGAAGCTCTTGAAGGCACAGACGAAATGTTGGAGCTTGAGTTGGTGGTTAGGATTACAAGCATCGAAGAAATGAAATGAGACTGTGGCTATGGCGAGTTCGTCGTCAGCAAGATCGGCGACATTCAAGAGTTTACCGAGCGATGGAGAAATCATTTTGTGTCAATAATGAATCCGCAATATCTACCAGATTTTTGGGACGTTAAGAAGCCTTTGGTTCGAGATCGGGTTAGATCAAAATGAAAAAAGATACAACTGGATTGGTCGAAGGCATCATTTGCCATGACGCCAATCTGACCATTGCCGAAGTTAAGACTGAATGGGAAAGAATTGGATTGGGCAAATTCGTTCCTGACAGCAGGTTGTCAGGAGTTCTTCTGTTTTTTGCCTCAAACGAAGACATTATTCTTTGCCAGAGGAAAGTCCGGGATGGCGACACCAAATTATTCACGACTGTCGGCCTGAACCGCAAAGTTAAAATGTGCTGAGGTTAAAATGAGGTTATGGTCTTTGAATCCTGCTCTTTTGGACCCCAAAGGGCTTGTCGCATTATGGCGAGAAGGACTGTTGGCTCAGAATGTTTTGATGAACAAAACAAAGGGCTACAAGTTCCATCCTCAATTGGAACGATTCAAAAGAACAAATGATCCAGTGGCTTCGATTGATCTGTATTTAAGTTATGTTTTGGAAGAGTCCAGAAATAGAGGCTACTCATTCAACGCCTCCAAATTGAGTGCGAATAACATTCAGCCGAAAATAGAAGTGACTATTGGGCAAATGCTTTACGAGATAGAGCATTTGAAAAACAAGTTAAGACTTCGTAATGAGAAGTTTCTTGACAAGATGCCAAGCGAGTTGGCAGATTGCATTCATCCATTTTTTCAGTTGATTCCCGGTGACGTGGAATCCTGGGAAAAGACTTGAGTTTTACGTTTGCCAGGATTTGTGGTATGATGATAAATCATGAGCCATTTCCACAAATATCCTCGAACGTATCATCTTCCTTGGTCGCCAGGGGCAAGTAATGATGATCGCATTTTGCCCAATGTTAAGCACTTCGAGGGTTTGGAAATCGTCGTCACGGAGAAGTTGGATGGGGAAAACACATCCATGTACTCCGATCACATTCACGCTCGCTCTCTTGATTCCAAGCATCACCCTTCTCGAACTTGGGTCAAGGTGTTGCACGGCCAGTTAAGCCACGAACTGCCTCCAGGCTGGCGAGTTTGTGGTGAGAATGTGTATGCCTTGCATTCAATCCAATACACCAAGCTGCAAGGCTATTTCTACGTTTTCGGAATATACGACGACAAAAACAATTGTTTGTCGTGGGACGAAACCGTGGAATATGCCACCATGCTCAATCTGCCGGTTGCCCCGGTCCTATATCGTGGGCCTTGGGACGAGGCAAAGGTCAAAGCCTGCTGGACAGGCATTTCTACTGCATCCCCAGGAGATCAACAGGAAGGCTATGTTCTGCGAGTGGCGCAGACGTTCCCGTATGACGCTCAAGATGATGGGCTGTTTTCACAATGCACTGCCAAATATGTCCGGGCCGATCATGTTCAAACCAGTTCGCACTGGTTAGATAAACCCGTGGTGCCGAACTTGCTGAGGATAACATGGGAGTAGCTGCAACTCATTACGTCGTATTGGGCGTTGCCATTACCGATGAAGCCCAGGTCAAGGAATTCTTTCGCATCAATGAAGATCACCTTGATTTCATGGATGGCTACGACGACAACGACTATAAGGACGAGATTACTCCCAACGAAAGCGGCATCCATGTCATTGTGGACGGCATGAGCGGCAAATACGTTGTCGTTGGAAAGATATTGGCCAAGGGCATTGAAGGTGGGCTGGAGCTTACCAAAGTGTCTGATATTGCCCGACAATACAGGAATTTCTACCAAGAAGTTCTCAAGTTGGATCAGGTATTGGGGACGAAGTTTGGTGGGCTGGATGCCGAAGTGATTGTTTTTACACATTGGCACTGAACCAAACGGCAAGTTTCTTCTCTAGGTTGTCAGGAGACAAATCATGAGTGCCTTGATCGAGTATGTTCAGAACCACACAGATCGCAGCGTATGTTCATCAAGACCCTATTGGAGAAATTATCTATGTCTTTGCGGCAAGTGCATCGACGCAGGTGAATGGGAAAAGTACGGCCTGCCGAAGCCTGTGGAAAAAAGCCAATGGGATTTGGTTGAACTTGTTGAGCCGCCACATACAGTCAATATGTTCTTCTTCGACGTGTCCGCAGTAGGCAATCCTACCGCTGAAGAGTTTGTTCGACTGACGAATGAACACAAAGGCGCATTCGGTGACGCCGATCCTTTGGACGGCGGCGAACACGGATACATGGAGTTGGGCGGTTGGATCGGGGACCAAGGGCTTGCTATGCAATATATGGCCCTTGGGAAAATACTCGGCCTGTGGCAAGTCATGCACCCCGGAATGATTCTGGATGTCAACGATCTGGCTCAGAAGCAAATGGCCGATCAGATGGCCGGAGCCGGGATGGTGTCAATCCTGGGTAAGCAGTCTTGACTTTACAATCAGACTTTTTCGTGGTAAAATATCCACGTTAAAGCCGGATATTCGATATATTAGGCTAAAGTCTGATTGTGGTCTGCCGATATAACTTTCACCAGCAACTACAAACTACTTTCACCGAACTAGGAAACCACTTTTATGTCGAAGAAACTTGGAAAATCTGCCTATCCTGCCGGTCATGGCCCGAATGACTTTCAATGCTTCGGCCCGCCTGCTCTTGAAGATGGCAACTTCGACACCTGCAAGATAGCCGATATGGGATCATTCTCGCAGGAAGAAAAGGACTCCAACAAGTATTACCACGCCTCTGTGGTGAAGTCCAAAATCAGTGGCACTTTCTACACCTATTTTGAGTGGGGCCGAGTCGGTGCTTCTTCGCCTCAATTCCAAATGATTGAGTGTGCCAACGAAGCTGAAGCGCAGCGTGAATTCGCCGCTCAGTGTCATGAGAAGAACGACAAGCGTGGCGTATGGTCCACGGTTGCTGGCCTTCGCACTCTCACCGCCAAGCCGGGCAAAGACGTGTATCTGGTTCGTCAGTTGACGACCCGCAGCACTGGTCTGCCTGATGCCAAAACCATCAAGTATGTCGATCCCAATACTCCGAAGAAGCCCGACCCTAAAGCGTCGTCTGGCGATGCCGGTGTGAAGTCGGCGGCTAAGAAAGCTGATACTCACACCAGTCGATTGCTGCAAGACTTGATTGGTGGAACGATCAAGTACACTCGTTCGGCGATGGCCGACAATAGCCTGCCTACGCTGACGGCTATTGACCAAGCACGCACCATTCTCACCGAGGCGCAGAAGCGTGTTGGTGTTGTGGGCGAAGACTTGGACGATCAGATCGGCGACAAAGAACTTCGGGTATATTCATCCGAATTGTATCGACGTATTCCGAAGGTCAAGGCAGTCGGTACGCCGGACAGTGTGTGGATTCTGAGCGGCAATAATATCCTTTCCTGGCAACAGGACTTGGATGCCTTCGAGTCTGCATTGAGTGGACAAGCCCAAGTCGAAACCGACAGTGAAACCGATCCGTTCCACGGTCTGCCGCTTCACATGGAGTGGATTGACCCCAAGACTGATCTTGGCAAATTCCTCACCTTCTGGTGGCCGAAGGCGACGGCAAACCGTCACGGTCATATTGGGACGATGAAGATCAAGAATCTGTGGAAGGTGGATCGTCACGGCGATGACGATAAGTTCACCAAGACTCAGGATAAGATTTATTCCGAAATCGGCGGGGCTAAGATCAGCGAACGTCCGTTGGTCCAGCCAAGCGAACGACATGACGTTGATCCTAAGCGTCGTGAAGTATTCAGTGGTTCCAATACGGCCTTGCTGTTCCACGGAACTCGTTCCGTCAACGTGAAGGGTATTTTGGAGAAGTCACTGTTGCTTCCGAAGGAACTGGTCGGTGTCGCCATCAACGGTGCTATGTTCGGGCCGGGCCTATATTGGGCTGATGACTGGAAGAAGTCGGCGGGATATACGTCTCTCCGTGGTTCGATCTGGTCTGGTGGTGGCGGTTCGGTTGCTGGTCGTGCAGCGTTTATGTTCGCTGCTGACGTGACTGTTGGCGAGCCTCACGTTGCTCCTGGGCCTCGTGGTTATACTGCCCCGCCGAAGGGTACTCATTGTATCTTCGGCATGGGTCGCAACCACGGCAAGAAGCAATACAGCGGCGTCGAGAACAACGAATGGATCGTATTCCAGAATACACAAAGCCGTCTCAAATACCTTTGTGAATTTGAGACGTAAGAACTTGCCCTTGTTGCTAGAGATCGTAGCTGGACGCTTCCGTGAGAGCTTCACAATAGTCACGGCTGATCTCTTATAAAGATCAAGATGAAGAAATGCCGGACTACGGCCACCGAAACAACAAGGGTATTTTTTCAAAATCGACGTGAACTAAAGTCAGCCGCCGTTCTCTAGGTGATTGTGGCGGTTGACTGATGCGAAACTAAAACAACACTACAAAGGAACTTTCCAATGAGCAATGCAAGTCTAATCCAGGTCGTTGAGACGGTCGTGGACGAAAAGGTTCAAGCTGGTGAATTGTTCACCGCCCATGATGTTACCCT